TACTCAAAGAGTGGAAGCTTGCTTGCCCTCCAACTAAGTTGGTTTTTCCAGGCAAAGATATTAATAAGCCCTTTAGAGCTGATACATTTTATAGAGTTCATTTTTTGCCGGCTATAACAAAAGCTAAAGTTAAAAGAATAAGATTACATGAGCTACGACATACCTTTGCGTCATTATTGATGATGTTGCAAAAAGATAATAAATTCATTCAAAGCCGGCTTGGACACAACTCACTAGCTATGTTAGATTTATATACTCACCTGCTTGATTCAGGGGATGATTTAGGAAAGAAGTTAGACGGCCTTTTAAAGCTGTCTTAGAGAAATCTTAGAACGGTTTTTATTGATTGAAAATTACATACCGCTTGAACTGCGGGAGGGTGCCCGAGTCTGGTTAAAGGGGACGGACTGTAAATCTATTTAAGCCCCTTTTTACCTTCAAGCTAACACCCTCATTTATAGATTAACCAGGCATTATCCTATTACTAGACTTCACTGATTTTCGATGGTTTTCAACTCATGTTTAGAATATCTTAGATTGAATATACAAATATTCTTATCATCAGAATTGGGGAAAAGTGAGGAAGGGTTAATTATCAAGAAGTGTTAGATAATCAAGCAATAAGGCTCTAATTGAGTCCATTTGATGGAGTTCAATACGAGCAATTGGAAACTCTGATAAGAACTCTTTTAATAGTGGCTGAAGCAGGGGAACAATAACAACGCTATCATTATCCAGTCTGGCAACCTCTTCTTTTCTTAGCACATAATCAAACGCACCCTTAACATAAAGCACTGTACTTAATGGAAAACAACTAATTAACTGATTGTTTCGATCTAAATTATCATGTGCGATAAGAACTAATCTTGAGGGGTGGAGGTTTCTATTGCCTTTTAAGTCAGTTTCAGGGAATTGGATTTTATTATCTGGATAGATATAAATTTCGCCCGCTTTATACTTTGTGCCCGCGAAGTCATTAGCAGTGCATTTAGGACTTTTAGCCAAGCTTAGAACTATTGGCAGCTTTTCTAGCTTCGTCCCATTTTTTATGCTCTTCTAAAACCAGTTTTGAGCGCTCATCTGCGCTTCCTAATGTAGAGCGATCAACCGATTTCAGGATCTTGCGATATTTATCCTTGTTTAGAGATTTCATTTTGGCACCTCTTTGTATTAATCGGTTATTCGAGTGTAAAACTTTAGTAATTTTAGATGTGACTCTTTCTAGAGTAGACGTACCCAATAGCGACCTCCTTTTAACATTAGTCTCCACTAAGTAGCTAGGTGTGTCAACAACCCCATATCTAGTGGCTCCGCGGGTCCATGGCACAACAATATATGGTAGACAAAACAAAAAAAGCCCCCACAAATTAATGAGAGGGCGAAAATAGATTAATTATCGTGCTAGCCTTTAACTAGCGAAAGCATAAGATCACCTTACCTTTCTTATTTTTACAATTATAAAATCTGGTACTACTTATTTATTTAATTATACTACTTAATTATAAGTTTGCTTAATAGTTTACATTTTAGGGGTCTTGCCACTAAATTTTGATTTCTGACATAATTAACTAATCTAAATTAAGGAGTAACAAAAGTGCCAAGAGGAGTATATAAGCGAACCCCTGAATATCGCGCCATAATGAGCAAAGCAATGAGTGACAAAAAACACTCGGAAGCATCAAAAGCCAAAATGTCGTTATCTAAACTAGGTAAAAAACGTAAACCTTTTAGCGAACAGACTAAAAAAAGAATGTCTGAATCTCACAAAAAGATGGTGGCTAACAAAAACAATAATTGGAAGGGCGGGCGAAATTTTTGCAAGTCTATTGGGTACATCTATGTGCATTGTCCCAACCACCCAAACTCTAATCATAAAGGATACGTGCTAGAGCACAGATATGTTATGTCGAAAAATATCAAAAGGCCTCTCCGAGACAATGAAATTGTTCACCACATAAATGGGGACACCACAGATAACCGAATTGAAAATTTAATCCTTATGTTGCATGGAGAACATTCTGCCATGCATAGAAAAGTGGAACATTCCTTAAAATCAAGCAACACTCCGAAAATAAGCAGCTAATAAACCAAAAACGCTAACTAACACGCTGGCTATCTCTGGCTTGATAACATCGTTAAAATTAATACCGGCCATAGCGCTACAAACCATTGCAGCTATACTAAGATAAGTTCTTTTTCCTCTTAAATTATTCTTTTTCATTGCTAACCTCCTTAAATAGTGGCGTTAGAGCAGTGTCTTTGGAAACAAGGTTTTTTATTTTAAAATCTCTATTCCCGGCACAAGCATTGCACCAAGTTTTTAGTGTTGCCCTGGCTTCTACGATCTGTTCATTGCCGCATTTACAGACAGCCCTAGCTCTTACATCAAACATTTTATTTAACCAACTTAATTAGCCCATTTGCGATGCCTTGAGCATATGCTTTGTGGCTAATATTGTTGTCTTTAACTGAAGATATAAAACCGGCTTCAACTAAATAAGATTCGACATGAAGTTGTCTGATCCAGCCCAATCGACCATGACGAGTGGACGTGTCAGGTTTAGATCCACGGTTATCTAGTCCAGTAGCTTTTGATAACTCACCTGAAATAATTGAAGCCCTGGCGGCCCTGTGAGGATTGCTAGCTAAGAAAAACACCTCAACACCACTTGCCGCTTTTGGCCCTGAATTTTTATGTATTTCAATTGCTATGCCATTTTTAAACCGCCTGTTAACCCAAGGTATTTGATCTTGTAAATCATACCGATTAGGTACTTTGTAAACCTTGTAACCAGCGTTCTTTAATATTTTTTCAAGAGCGTCTGTAATTAGTACCGCCTCAGTTGCCTCTCTGCGACCTAATGCAACAGCGCCGGGATCTGAATCCCCATGCCCGGCCGCTATGATAAAGGTTCCACGCTTAGGGGTTATCTTTCTTACAGCTCTCTTAGCCAGATAAGCATACATAGCCGTGAGTGTCCGAGGACCTACGTTCTCATCCCAGAGTTTAGGGTTTTTAAATACTCTCTTTTTAAAAGCGATTGTTTGAGCCTTGGTCTTAGCTCCAAAATCCCCATCGACTTCGCCGACATTAAAACCAGCCTTTGTTAATAATGTTTGCCAGCGTTTTACATTAAGCTTCATAGTTCCCCCTTGTTGATTATTCTAATAGGCATTAAGCGCCTGGTTAAGTGATGTTAAGCGGCTTCACCAAATCGATTGTAAGCGGTTTTAAAATGTGCCTTAAAGTGTTTGTATCTGGTTATTTACCAAGAAATTTATCGAAAATTAAATACAAGATTACAGCGGTTATCACTGATGTATATATCTTTTCTTTAAAAGCATCTTTTTTTGAAACGGTGTTTTTGAGATTATTTTCGACATCAACTCTAAAGCTTACTATGCCTTGATGGATATCCTCTTTGACTTCCTCTATTTTTTGATGGATCCGCTCATGCCCCCTAAGATTGTCCTCATTAGATTTAATAATTGCATCAGCCATTTTTTCCATACTGCCGTTTTGTTTTTTGCAATGGTCATCAAATGTTTTTTCTAAAAATCTTACCCGTTGAGCGGTTTCTGCCGCTGCCACTAAATCGGCTATGTTTGTTGTGTTTACCGCTATTTGCTCTTTACTAGTGAGTGTCATTTAAAATCCTTTTCTACTGAGTAATAGGTCTAGTCTATTACCGTCCGAGTCTAATTGAAGCGTTGCCGATCCTGCTTTAGCGTCAATATCAACCTGGACTATTTTAAATATATTCTTACCGTTAAGTACGTTCGAGCTTGTCATATCAGTTAATGTTTGAATTGTCGGTTCTAAATCTCTAATTAGAATATTTTTACCAGCTCTTAAATGAGTAACTGGTAAATCAACACCGTTTGAGTCTTTGAGATTATTTACTACGACTATTGAGCCTTTGCCTTGCCGTCTTGCTCTATCATCTAAGAATGTATCGCCAACCTGATTAGCTGCTGCAGATGATGTTGTGTCTACTTGAATTGGGCTTAAAGGGCTTCTAGTTATCCCTTCTGCGTCTAATAGGGAATGGGTAGCGGTTCTAGTAACAGTTAATTTTCCATTACCAGCAGGGTTGTTATACTCAACGTCAACGCTGTTAAACTGATTTTCTAAGCTCTCACCGCTTAAATCTGGTTTAGCATATTTTAAGCTAGTCGTATAATGAACTGTGGTTAGATCATGAGCTTCAAAACTAAATATCGGACTTCCTTCGACATCGCAATTCCAAACACCATAATTAAAGTTTTCGTACTTATTTAATTCTTTTAATACATCTAATGGACTTTGTTTACTTTCAACAAAAAATTCAGGTAATGTATAAGTTCCTGTATCTATTAAAGTTTGGTCGGTTGATATTTTAGGGCAATAATTAGTTAAAAAATCCTTAATGATTTCATCTGCTTGATAGTTGCCTGTAAAGCCTGATAGTCCGTTAACTCTAATATTGGTTATTTTAGCCCAATAATTTTCATCGGCAGGTGTAAAACCTGCAACTGATTGTAAGCGAAAAGATAGACATTTCTTACTTGCAGTTATAACTTCTGTTACGCTACCACTTAATGCTCCTGAACCCGCTAGTGTCCACTCAGCAACATCATCAACATAAAATTCAGTTGAATATGAATGCAGGACAAGCTGAAAATTAGCAGAATTATAGCTTGAACCAGTTGTATAATCAAAAGTTATAGAGTAAATGTCTTGATTAACCCCACTGGTAGGATGTGCTCTAAGATAACACGTCTCGGAAATTGTGTTAATAACAACTGCTTCACCATTTGGAAATTTTAAAAATAGTCTATTATTATTATCTTTTTCAACTTTTTCCCATGCCCAATCATCATTAGGAGCTACAGGCGGATTAGTATCCCAAGCATTATAACTAACATCGGAATACAGTCTTTTAAAGGACTGATCTGTTAAATGGTTAACGTGTCCTAGTGCGTTTATTACAGCCGCTTGTCTATTTTGCGTAACTCTAGGTGTTTCAAATACTCTACCGCACCATACTAAACCTATTCCGTCATAAATATGCACATCTTCTAATATTTGGTGAGACTTAATTAAATCTATCGGTATAGTTATTTCAGCGGTTAATGGTCCACCCTGATTAGAATTAGAATATTTTAAATCATATATCTGCTTAGAGTAATGTTTTTCATTACCTTGGGCATCTGTAAATATAACGTTCATTATGTTGTACTCACAGGGTTAAGAAATCTAGGGAAATACGAAATGCTTACATTAACCGGATTATAACCGTCCGTTCCTGTTGAATAAGTCTTAGTTTCAAGTGCGATAATATTGTTATTAGTACCAGGATTTAATTTAATTCCAGGATCACCAATCCAATCAACATTATCATAACTTTTATTAACAGCCTCAGCGTCAAAATCTAATGTAATCGGTTTAGCACTTGTAGCAGTAGTTGTGTTTAAGTGTATTTGCCCTGACATTGGTGTAAGTGCAGCCCAATCAGTATCAAAATTTATACTTTTAGTACTTCCGTTTTTAGCTTCCAACTTAACTATTGGAGTAGCTGAAACACCGCTTGATAATGGTACTGCAGGAATTGAAATATTGCCTAAATCAACTACTTGTTGTTTTGTGGTGTTTGATAGAGATACTGCACTAGAAGCTACTACTGAGCCACCAGCCCAACCAGCACTAGCTCTCATTTGTACACCATCGGGGTTAGTTGAATTAGTTCTAACACGAGCATAACAGCGGTAGGTGTCTTGGTAGTTAGAGGAATTTGATAATGCCCAAGCGGCTACTTGTTTTGTCCAAGTATCTCCGCCATCTGTTGTTTTTAATAGTGAATATCCGTCTCCAGCAATAAAGACCACAGATGAATTTATGACTGAAAGTCCATTTAAGCCGTTTGAAATATTGGAAGTTTGTTCAGTCCAACTTGAGCCATTTATTGTTTTTATAATTTTACCATTCCAGCCAGCTGTAAAGCCAGTAATAGAACTTGAAAATTGAACATCTTTGCATATCATGTTCGTAGGCATTCCATCTTCTCTATTAACCCAACTTGCACCCCCATTAGTGGTTTTGCATATTAACTTATCTCCAACCACCCAGCCTAAATTACTGCTGTTAAAATAAACATTATAAAGTCCTCCTCGTGAACTTGCTGGTATCGTTTTGCTGACCCAGCTTGTTCCGCCATTAGTTGATTGTGTTACAAAAGCATTTCCTCCAAAATCAATACCAGTAATGCATCCAAGATTGGAATTTATAAAATAAATGCTTTGAAATTGTTGTGCCGTATGAGTTGATGTTTGTGTATTCCAGCTTGCACCCCCATTAGTGGTTTTTCTTATAACCCTTGTATCTCCAACCACCCAGCCTAAATTACTGCTGTTAAAATGCATCCCCCTAAGCCAAGCCAGCGTATTACTAGTCTGGTTAACCCAGCTTGTTCCGCCATTAGTTGATTTTTTTATTACACCGCCACATCCAGCAACAAAAATAATATTTGAGGTTGGAGCAGCAATTCCACTTAGATTTTGGGCTGTGCCTGTAGCTGAACTGCTTTTTCTAGTTATTGTTGCTCCACCATTAGTAGTTTTTAGAATTAGCCCACCATCACAAGCTGCAAATCCTACATTAGCGTTAACCATATCAATAGCGTTAATGTCATCCGAGTTCCCACTTAAATTAGTCCAAGCGCTTGAACAGGCTGTTCTTGCGAACTCACCATTATAAAACCCTGTACCAGTTGAGCCTTGAAAGTCCTTAATAGGATTAAATATTGATTCTGATATTGCCTTATCCCTACTTCTACTACCTATAACTAAAGAATTGCCAAAAGCTTTTTGACTAGCAGCTGGTGCATTTAATTTGAATGTTGCAAGACAAGCATAAGCCTGGTCGGCTGTTGTCCAAGTACATGTTGATGTTTGAGTTCCAGTAGTAGTTAAAGTTTTTGAAGCTACAAATAATCCGCCACAACCACCCGTTTCACTATCATCATAGACACTGCTAAAGCTGTTATCCCAAGTATAAGATTCAACAGAAACGCTATCAATCATCATCATAGCAATTGCTATCTCATCATTTTGCGCGGTTGCAGCTGTTGTGCCTGTTGCAAGGGTTGAAACAGCACCGGCTCCGCTATCATTTTCTACACTTACATCTAATACTCCAGAGGATAATGTCCCTCGATATTCTCCGGCCCACATAGTACAACCAGCAGCACCCACAGTACCAAGTGACCAAGTGATTGTAGTTTCTGTACCATTAGCTACTTTATAAGCCATAGCTCCGCTTACACTTGCACTTGTGTAACTTTGAATTAAGGTAAATCCACTTGGTGGAGTAACCGAGGTTGCATTTTTATCAACACCAATACCTATAACAATTAAATTTCCAGCTATAGCTGTACTTGATAAAGTAACTGATGGAGATGTTGAAATTACACCGGTGTCAGAAGCTTGTTGTACTAAACCAAAATTACTTGTACTTAGCTCTAATACTGCAGGTGTTTCTATATCGCCAGATACTGTAGATGGCTGAATAATTGCAGGGGATTTTGAATAATAAAGAGGCCCAATAGTAACTTGAGAGCCACGCCAAAATGGTTTACAAACAAGAATTAACTCAACAAGAATGCGGTCATTATCTATAAAGTGTCGCCAGTTAGCAAATGAAAATGCCCCGCTTACTTTAGTATATAAAACATCAGCATAATTACTATTAGTTGCATTATCGTATTTAAACTCAAATTCTATATTTTTCTTAATTATTTTAGCTTGAAGTGCGCTTAAATTAGCGTATAAAGTATTTAACGAGGAGCCTAAAACATATACTGGTATTTTATGTTCAACATTATCGTAGTTATCTGAACCCTCTACAATTTCTCCACCATGTTCATTAATAAATGGTTGTATATCAGTTCTTAGTTGCGGATCGCCAAATTCTACACCATCACCAATTGAATATGCGCTATCATCGTTTATATCTAAGGAATCTATTTTGTAAGTTGCCATTATGTTACCTGCCTTCTAAGTGAAGTATTTTGACCGATACGGCTAAGATTATCTAAAAAGCCTTTAGCGTCACGTTCATTGCGTACGTTGGGAAAAACATAAGTTGGCTTTTCGATGGTGTAATAGTTGTTAATTGGCTTTGCACTTGATGAGGCACCAGAATAACCACCAGCCATTGCAGGGGATAATATAGGCTTTGAAACACCTAAATCATCAAACAATGCTTTAAGTCCATGAACCATAGGATTAGATAAGACATATTCATTTCCACGTTCAGCTAGCTCGTATAAGCCTTGAGTTGTAACCCAACCGCCAGTAGCACGCTTACCTTTTTTCTTGCCCTTTTTTGGCTTACCAGGTTTTGCAGGAGCTTTTCCAGGCTTTTTAGCCTCTGCTTTATCCTCTAGGCTCATTAACTTTTTAATTTTAGCTGTAGTATCGCCTATGGCAGTAACCAAAGATGATAATGTTCCTGTAAAATCCATTCCTTGAAATTGTGTATTTACATCTGACATCAAAGAACCAATATCCCCGGTCGATAATCCTATGGCTGAAAGATTATCGTTAACCGCTTTTTGATACTGTTTTTTGGTGATTTTCCCATCAGCAAGTAATTGTTGTTGATGCTGTATTTCAGCTAAAGCAAGTTGCTTTTTATATTCAAATGACTCTCGTTCTAATTGTGCTTTTTCTTCATCTAAATAGCGTTGTTTTTCAGCGCTTGCTGATGTATCACCTTCTGCAATTCGCTTATCAAAATCAGCCATAGCTTTTGCTCTATCTTCTGCCGCTATTTTTTTCTCAGTAGGAGTTTTATATCGCCCTAGAGCTGTTCCGATTAAATCATTAAACTTACCGAAAATACTTGATAGGTGATCTTGAAGTCCAGTTATTTTAGCCTTTATGCTATCGACAACTCTACTCATTGAGTCTTTAAATGCCTGAAGGCCGCTATTAAGTTTTTGCCAGTTTTTAATGCTTGGAGATTTAGCAAAAGCCTCTCTTAAGCGCTTAAGCCTATTTTCAATAGTTATAGTATCTGAATGAACTTTGTTAATAAATGGTGCAAGTGGTGAGGTTGTAAAGGGATTTTTAGAAATGCCAGCTGCTAAACCTAATACAATATTTTTACCGATACCCTCAAATACTTTAGATGGTGAGCTTATACCAAGTATCTTTTTAGCCCAGTCTATTACCGATGTAATCCAGCCGCTAATCTTGCCTTTAATCCAACCATCAAAGCTATTAATGCCTTTCCATAATCCTTTGACTAGGTTTACACCAACGTCAACAAGACCACCTGCAAGGCTGCCAAGCACTCCAATAAGTCCTTTAAATAGATCAACTGCTGTTTTTTTAATCGTTTCCCAAGCACCCTTCCAATCACCTGTAATCAATTGCATAACTGTTTTAATTACACCCAGTATGGTATTGACCCCGGTTGAAACAACGCCTTTAATGACATTCCAAACAGTTTTAATAACAGCTGAAATAGTAGGCCATACATAGTCGAAAACAGCCTTAACGGCATACATTACTGTTTTAATAGTGTTCTGGATCAATGGCCAATTTGAACGAACCCAACTAGTTACTTTGCTGAATTGCTGGACAATAAATCGACCTATATCTAAAACAATAGGTTTTATAGTTCCAATTACGGTTCTGACTATTTGAGATATTGTTGAAAAAGCAGCCTTAAAGCCGCTCATTTTGGAAGCTGTATTTGTGGAGAGATAATCTATTGTTTTACTTACTTCACCAATAGCGGGTTTTACGATATTTATAACCGCATCTCTTATAGAAGTAAAAGATATGCCTAAATTATCAAGTACTGGCTTAATCTTGCTCCAGTTTTGATATATTATGTAAGCTAGACCACCAATAGCAGCTCCAGCAGCTAGAAAAGGTATTAATGGAGCCATAGCAGCCCAAACGCCTGCAGCCATAGCGTACAATGATGGCACTAAGCCGCCCAGGATTGCCCCAGCAACTATAAATATAGCTGTATCCATTCCAGGTGGAAATAGCTTCATTAAAGCGCCCCCAAGCCCTAGCTTTGAGACATCGGTACTAAAATTAGTTAAGACTTTTCCAAGCCCTTCAGCTGCACCTTTTAATTTGTCAAAAAATGAACCCTTGATAATATTGCCTTGCTCATCTAATCCGACTAAAGACCTTGCCACCTTAGCGACATTATCGCCAACAGTGGACATAAGACCGGAAAAAGTCTTTGATCCTTTTTCCATGCCCTTATAAAACTGACCACCCTTTGATGTAGCGTCTTTAAACGCCCCAGCAACCTCATCGGCTGATATACCGCCGGCTTCCATTCTCTTCTTAAGCTCGCCCATGCTCTCGCCAGTTTTCTTAGAAATATATTGAAGTGGGTTAAAACCTTGGTTTATCATTTGGAGCAAATCTTGACCCATTAAACGACCGGCTGATTGTGTTTGTGAGAAAGCAAGTGTTAATCCTTGAAGTTTTTCTTTATTGCCCATTGAAATATCGCCCATCATTTTTAAATAAGGCAATACTTTTTTTTCTGAAACTCCAAAACCAAGCAATGTTTTAGAAGCTTTTGCTAAATCCTCAGTATCAAACGGCGTTATGTTAGCCATATCTGAAAGTTGTTTAAATAACTTTTGACCTTTAGTGGCAGAACCAAGCATTACATCAAAGCTCATTCTCAAATCTTCCATACTGGCTGCTGATTTAACTCCATAGGCACCAAAGGCAAGTACTCCGGCAGCTACAGCGGCTAGACCACCAAGCAAAGCATAAGAGCCTGCCTCAGCCGCTTGCATTCTCTTTGAAAAACCACCAAGGGCTTTTTCAGAACCGGCCAAGCCAGATGTGAATCCACTATTGTCTAAGCCTAAAACAGCCGTTAAAGTTCCTACGTTTACGCTCAATGTTTTTACTCCAATAAAAAAAGCCCTTATCGGGCCTTAGCTTTTCTTTCTGCTTTTTTTCTAGCGTCCTCTTCTAGCGCCGCCTTGACGCTCCAATAAAGAGGCCACAACCTAAATTCAAAAGCACTGATTGGTTTTTTTTCGCCAGTTAAAAGCTCGGCAACTGTACACCCTAGACGCTGTGCCAACGCAAAAGCGCAAAACACTTCCCCGTCTAGGGCTAGGATTTTTTTGCTTGACTAGCGAAACCTTTAGATAGTCCAGAAAGTTCAGAAATTTTTAGAACAATTGAATCAAAAGTAGTTGCAGGCATTGATTGACTAAGCCTTTCAAGCTCTTCATCGCTTAATTTCGGCTCAATAACTCCAGCTTTAAATATTGCTAACTCAAGTTTATCACCATCTAATTCACCGTTAATGACTGCATTTTTACGAGCCTGTTGCTGTGCCACTTTTGTTAGCCCTTTGACTTTGATAAACCCTTCGCCAATTTGAAATTCAACTTCTTGTACTGCACAATTTGCAAATAAATCCTCTGCGGTTAAAGCTTTCCCCATAATTTCCCCCTTAAATAAAAAAGCCACCCGTTATTGAGTGGCTAATTGATTGGTGCGTGTATTTAATTTAATGCTTATATTTATACGTTATTTAATTTTGCAAGCGGGCCTTTGTGCTTTAATGCTGTCTCATTATAAGCAATCGCTGCTTCTTTTTCCGTCACAAATCTTCCAACCTTTAAACGTTTTTTATTGAATTGGAAATCTACTTGCCATTTTCCAGATGCTTTATCAAAAGAAACCCCTTTATATTTAGAACTTTTTGTTCTTAGATACAATGGCATTTTCTTTGTTTCATTAATTTCTTGAGGAAAATTCAAACTAGCGAACTCTCCGTGAAATTGAATAGCAGCACGATCATATGTCAAAGCAGCTTCTTTTTCGGAACAGAAAAGGCCTAATACATAATCAGTGCCATTGGCACTTATATTAACACGCCATTTTTTCGTTTGAACATGCCATGATACACCTTTATATTTAGATGATGTACCTTTTCTTTTTCGAGTATTAAAACGGTTTTGCTGCTCAGTAACTATTCGTAAATTACAACGTCTATTATCCAAACCATTACCGTTAATATGGTCGCCTTGCTGTCTATCATCATGTTTTAATCCAAGTATAAGGCGATGCATTCTAACTCTTTTGCCATTAATTCTTGAAATAGCATAAAAAGTACAATCGGAATTTTTACCGTGCCAATAATACTTAGAAATAAGGTTATAGTTATCAATATCTACCAATGCAAATATTTTGGGATAAGTTTTTGTTCCCAAAGGTATTGCTTTTACCGTTTTGTCATCTAATACAATATTCTTTGTGTTACTTATTTGTTGTAACAATAATTTCTTGATCCAATGATCTTTCCCTTTATAGTTACAAAAAAGGGAACAAAACTTTCCTTTTTTCTGAATCTGTTTTTTAGTAAGTGGTTTGCCACATTGCTGGCATGTAGTATACTTCAATTTATCATTACCTCCTTGTAGGTAGTGGTCACGCCCTTGGCTGTTATCGCAGTGCAAGGGCTTTTCACTATTATAACATATTATGAAGATGCAGTGCTTCTGACGACCGATCCTGTTATCTGGATTTCGCCCGAAAATTCCACCGCACCATCTACGCTAGTTTTGAAATCATACTTTGTTAAAATACCGTTACCTGAATACCTAATGAAATTAGTATTAGTAGAAGCTGTAGAGCTTGCATAATAACTAAATGGTTTGATTTTATTAAAAGCCCCATTTAAATAACCATCACATGTTGGATCAGCAAAACCATCAAAGCTAATCGTCCTATCCCTTAAACCAGGAACGTAAGTCTTAGCACTTTGTGTGCTATTAAATGTTGTTACATCTATTGAATCACCTGCGTTAGCGTAATCAATACTAGTTAGATACGAGCTGATATTTCTTTTTGTTGTTGACCCGTCAGCCAACATTAGACCGCCATTGCGACCGCTTGTAAATGCCATAATTTGTCTCCTTTTTTGACAATAAAAAATGACCCTCATTATGAAGATCATCAGTAAAACTGTTTATATGTTTTTAAATTACTTTCTTGAAAAGCCTACGTTTGCCGTTGCGGTTGCCGTAGAGTCACTCATTGTGTACTTAAACCTTACGTTTTTCTTGATCGCCGTACTTCCCGTTGCAACTCGCTGCCCACTTTGCGCTGATACGGCACTAAATGTAATCAGTGTCGCCCAAGTGGAACCTGAGGTGTGCTGAATTACAGCTGTTGCTATATTACCGGCACCTGTATCAGTACGTTGAATATAACCAACCATACCATCAACTGAAGATGTCCCTGCATTAGTAGCACCATTGCCACTAGAGCTTGAGATTACACCGTTAAACAGTGATACGATCCTATCAGCAGCAACCTTGCTTTGCGCCTCAATTGACATCGATACAACTTCTTCTAGAGGCGTTTTAATATCATATTTTGTTTCAAGTGCCTGCATACCATAACCAAATGAGCCTGTAGACATTCCTTGTGGCCAGTATGTCCAAACCTTAGCGGCGGTTGAAGCTAGCGCACTATTTAAAGTGCTATCGATGTTTTGACTATCAAATAAACCATCCCCGGATAAAGAAGCGTCTACTAATCCACCTGCTATATACTCTTTATTTTCTGATGAATTAAAAACAGTTGCGTCTAGCGCACTACCTGACCTTGCTAAGTCAATACTGCTTAAATAATCCCCCATATCCCTGCCGTCCATTAAAATTACTGAACTCTTACCTGGAATTGCCATATTAAATCACCTCCGATTTATGTTGATAAATTTTTCATTGCTTCTATATTAAATGCCATTTGGTGACGTTCATTAGAATCTTGGCCCACGTAGAACGGACTGTTGATCGGCGTTAAAGATAAATAAGTCGTCCCCGTTGCACTACTTGATGGCTTTAAGACTACATTTACTTGCCCCATTATTATCTTGTAATGCTTTTCAGATGCATTTCTAGCCGTTTGGTAATCTGTTGAGCGATCTAATATTTGCACTCTTGGATTTTCCCAAGCAGGCGTTGATGAACCAAATGTAAAATTTGGCTTACGTCCTGAATATTCTTGTACAAAAGTAGCTGTATCAGGTGTAAGCGGCGATTGAAATCCTGCAAATAGATTAGTGCCTAATGTTCTACTTGTGCTATTAGAGTCGATCAGATAGCAAATTTCGTCTAAAATCATTACTTACCATACCTTTTTAAATGTGCGGCGGCTTTAGCAGATAATCTTTCAGCCATGCCATTAGCAGCATTATTTAACGGCTCTTCTAAATACTTTGCTTGACCTACAGGATGTCTTGCAGTTAAATTTTCATGAACTATTACAGCATACTTACTCGCAGCTCCACCGTAACCAATTGTAACTGTTACCCCATTGCCTTTTATCTCTGGCAATTCTGCATGGCCAGAGGTTTTTAATGCAGCAGTATCAACCGGCACATAATTATCTTTGCTATCACTAATTATCTCTTGACCCTCTTGATAAAGTGCGGCCCCTAATGCTTTAGGTGATTCCCTTTTTATTCTATTCAGTATACGGATCAGCTCTTTATCTCCGGTAATCCTTAGTGTTTTACTAGCCATGTTTACCCCTTTGTAGCCTGACCGCCGAAATAAACAACTACATGGTGTTGTCCACCTGTGTCGCTTATTCGCTCAATGTTTAAATTAGGCCCGGCACTTCCATCAGGTAAAGTAAATTTACCGTTAATGCTTAGAGCCGCGGTACAGTTTAATAAAGCGCTAACAGTTGATATTTTTTCAGTTCCATCAGCTGCTTTGACTAGTTTTTGTTTATATGTAATCCTTGCCGGATAGCTAGAATTAGCAGTTGCATGAGTATGTTTTCCATAAGCGTTTATACTGCCAGTAGCGTTATAAACAACTGTATCAACAAGCATATCGTCAAAGTCACTTTCAAAAGCCATTATTATTCCTTATACATAAAAAGGTATAGATTTCTGCTTAGTCCCTATTCCTATTGATTGATAATGTAAATCAACATAGTGCAAAAATGGAACTTGATTTAAGGTATCTGCTGCATCTGCGGGGTTTCTATAACATCTAACTAAAATTAATCCATCTGGTTCTATATCATCCGTATCAATTTGAGATGCAGATGGACTTGAAGCAGATAGTTGTACCTCTGATAGTAGATGTTGATATTGAGTTCCTGATGCTGTAGCTGTAATAGTTGTTGCTATAGATGCCGGAAATGCTGCTTGGTTGTGACCTTTTGCATAACTAACATCAAAACTCCATTTTACATTTCCAGGAATACCGCCTGCACCACCTGTATCAACTACATTTTGTGACCAATGAGCGTGCAAATACAAATTACTTCCAGGTAAATAATCATGAGGAATATGAAAAAATAAAAATGCCTCATTCATAATTGCATTACTAAAGGCAAATGCTTTTATATCTCCCCTAAAAGTTGTTAACGTGGGATCGTTAGCTCCAGGTGATAAAACTAAAACATAACCTAAAATGTCACTCCACGGAAACGTTGGTGTTGTTGTATCTACCTTAATACCTTTGCCCGATGTTTTGGGAAGTGTAAGAAAGTTAGATACTTTTATATCTGAACTAGCAGAAATTGTATTATCCGCATTTATTGTTCCGCTAAAAGTAGAATTTCCTGCTACCTGTATTCCGCCTTTGAAGTAATCATTTCTAAAGTGCTTATCAAATCCCATGATTATATCCTAAGTAGTTGTAAGATTATCGCCAACATAATCAAATTGATCTCTTTCAAAGGATGGGGCAACCCTATCCGTATCAACTTCTTGAGTATTTTTATCTGATACTGAAATTCCACCAGCATAGACCTGCGGTGTTCCTTTAGTTTTGGCACTTGATGTGTATTTATCAGCTAATTCGCTATAATGTTTAAATTTTTGTGAGGCGCTTAATTTTAGATCCCCAACACTTTTATCAACTTGTTGAGCATATTTAACGGCTAGGGCTTGACAGGCTACACTAGCAGCACCGAACACGTTAGATTCTGAATCGATAAAAAAGTTTATTTCCTCATCTTGAAATTCAGGATTAGACGAGTCAGTATCGTTGATTAATAACCTAACTTGGTTCAAGTCAGTTGACAAATCACCACTATTATAAGAAAACATCAATACTCACCCTTCACTGTAAACAATTGTCTGTCTGGTGCAGTTTCAATTTTCCCAGCACTACTTGCAAAAGATACTTCTCCGACAAATGTGCCTGAAGATGACCAGTGACTAGTAGACCAGGCAAACAAAACAATTCCACTTGTGGGATATGTAATTTGGCCATTGCTATTTCCACTAGATGTTACGGTAATTGAGAAGTTATTATATGTACTTCCTAGTTCTCGAACTTTTAGACTTACACTATAATTTGTCAGATTCGGCGTTGTGCTTCCACTTCCGTCTCTAGAGATAGTATATTGAAGTGAGGGTAAACTGTCATTTTTGGTTATCTCGAAATCCTCTAAACTCATATGGATATGCCTCTCTTCGCTGTAATGAGTTGAATTATTTTTTGTTTTTCAATTAGTGTCAACTGCTTGGTGTTTCCGACAAGAATTAATCCAATTCCTTGTTTAGGCAGTTGCCATGCTGACAGAACCCTAGTAACAGCATCTACTAGGGTGCCATCATCGGCAATTCCGATTGACATTATTAGACTTAGAATATCCGAGCTGCTGCCGATATCGCTGATCGAAAACTGATTTGTACCTGTCAAAACTTCGGTCCCGGCCCCGCTATCAGCAATATCTTTCGTATTGACGCTGTATGCCGTAATGTCGTCTACCGCTGAGCCGGTGTCCGAAATACTAGAAGTAACGGATATAGCGAGAACTTCAACACTCGCTATAGTGTCCGATAATAATGGAACTTGGTTTGTTACCGATACTTCGTCTGTTTCTGGCCGATTTATCGTCCAGACTTCAACCGCTGAGCCGGTGTCTTGAACAGAAGCTTGAGCGCTTATCGAGATGCTGTCCCAATCACGCACTATTTCCCAACCTTCACTTGATGTGAGGCTATCTGATATATTTTTTTCCTTTACGTTATAGGCAAGGTCAGCTCCTACTCCCACGTCAGATAGAGTAGTTGCTGCTGTGATGGCAATACCATCCTGACCCGTTCCTGTCTCAAATGGACTCATTACGACAATAGCGTCAGTGACTACATTTTCCGTATCCGGTAAGCCAAAGTCTATTAACCCGGACTCAGTTCCGATTGCTATATCAGAGGCACTTGCTGTTGCTGATATATTGATTCCCTCAGCTCCGGCTCCTGAATCTGATGCACTTACTGGTGTTGCTGCAACAAAGTCCACAAACTCTAAATATGGTCTCCTGTCTGGCGTGTATCCTGTTTGCTCTGGCCCAAACCAGTGGTGAACATTGGGTGTTGATGTGTATGAGTTGTATATTTCCGCGTTGGAAACCAGTCCGATAACTGTAAAATCAGCAGGGTCTATGACTATCTTGGCCTCATTTAACGCAGTTGATGTCCGCATAACATTGTTGGAATTGTCAACCGGAGATATTGTCCCTGCTGAATCAGCAACCGCAAGTTCTGCTCCTGAGCCAAAATTCGTATAATCAAAATCACTATGTGGCCCGGCGGTTTCCCCTTCCGTCAGACTACGAGGGGTTGTGAAGGGCGTAAATGCCGGATTCTGCCTAAGTCGCGGGTCGGAGACGGTAACTTTTACAATATGTGTCGGGTCTCCCGGACTATTAGGGTCTTCGTCTGAGTGCATCATGTTTAGCGTGACGCTATCCCATGTTCCAGCTCCAAGAACACTGGTATCAAAAGTTAAGATAGACCGCGCCAGTGCCGCAAACGTTCCTGTGTTGTACCAATCTGTAACAACATTACCGCCGTTCTGAGTATTTCCCTCAAAGAAACCCATGTCGGACGTAGCGGGATAATCCACAAATGCCCCATCAAACGCCCACGCCGTTGAGTTGTACTCTGTGAAGCTAGACGCCAACCAAAGTTTTGCCTGGGAGCCTGTTTCGCCGTACAGATGCCATGCATACCCATCACCATATGGGACGATTTCAGCATATACTTTTAAATTCGGCATTAGAATGTTGAGATTCTTGGGACGCTCTCGTCACTTATATTTATAGATGGAGTGGCACTGGCGCTCTCGCTCCCACTTCCAGTATCCCCCTGTGTCGCAAGGGTAAGCATAAGAGCTGCGGCATCAGCTCCGCTTCCAGTGTCCGATATACTCTTTGGTGTAGGAGGTAGGTTAAGGTCAAGATTACTGACAGAACCATCATAAGATACTACAGCCTCATTATTGAAGCCATGAGCATATCGCCATTTTACCGTACCAAAACCTGCGCGTGATAAAGGAGAGCCGGTCACATGAGTTGTTCTTCCTGAATCGGTATAAATACCCATAGTGACAATATCATTTCCTGCTGTTCTGGACAGTGAGCAATAATATGTAGTACCTGCCACCAGGACGTATCCTGTGGCGGTTGCTGCTGTCAAATTTCCTCTATAAATAAACGCCCGATAACCCCCAGCCTCACGATTGAAGTGTGCAGATAGGTCTGTCGCGGCGAACCCCGTTACCCCATCGACAACGTTTGAGAGTGATATACCACCGACACAGCCGAGAGCAGCGCTTGAGGTTATCACCATTTCCCAGGTAACTGTTAGAGCGTCAAAGGCATCTGCCCCAAAATCATAATAGACATATGCATCTACCGAAGCACATGTCGAGACAGTGATACTGCTTGCAGCGACTGTTAAATCAGACGAAGGGTCTACTTCTGTGTATGTTGTAAAATCTTGCGCCGACATAATTAGACTCCTATGATAGTGTTATATCAAGCGTCAGTTGCCATACTTGTCCGGAAGCCTTAGTCCCTTGAGCACTAACTTTTCGATTCAAGTTTTTTGCTGCTGTACTGTTGCCGTTGGCTACGGTAAATTCATTCCAAGCATAATTCGCCTGAGTTGAGCCAAACTCCGAACGCCAAGTGGCTTTTTGAGCAGTCCCGTAAGTTGGATATGCTGCTGACATAGCAACATATTTTTGCAGGGTGCTGCCTGCCTTTAATGCTATCTGAGTCGATGATGCTGTTTGCGTGCTACTACCAACTCCTAAATATGCAGCTGTACTATTGAACTTTGTTCCACTACCACTACACATTAGCGTCCATAGCTCGTTAATTCCCTCATTTAATAAAACATTTCCAGTCACTTGAGATTGCTGGGGCGACCCAAACATACTTTTTGCTTCTGTATCATTGTATATTTTTTGGTTCTTAGCATCATCAGCGCTTGCATAACGAGTTATTTTCCACTCTGCTTTCTCCGTGAGATACTCCTTAATGCCCGATGCCGCAATAATTCCCACCAAACTCTGCCCCTTACCATATTCTTGTGCGTTCATCATTCTTCATCTCCCTCTATCTTTTCGATTTGTTTCTTTACGTTTTCTGCCGATTCCACGAACTTCTTTGCGAGTTCTATGGGGATTTCTCGGAATGCATTTTTTACGGGATCAAACATTGTAATAACCATTTTATAATCTCCTCCTTGATAAAAATTTCAGTACTTAAAGTCTTTAGTTCGTTTGCTTATATCTTCTTGGTCTATTTGCGGCATTTATCCATCTTAATAACTCGCTGATATCCAAACACTAGCAGTTTCACTTGATGCTGCTGTAACAATAGCTGCTCTAACATAAGTATATGGGGCACTTGAAAATGTCCTTATATCACCTGATACCTGACCTCCAGAGGTAGCCCAAGTTACTAAAGTTTTCCAACTACTACTGCCACCACTTATAGAGCCTTGTAGCTGAATTGCATAACCTCTAGTTGTAGCAGTTTTGACAACTTCTATTCCAAAATTATCAAATCCACCACCTAATGGAAATTCAATACCAGTACCAGTACTTGCGGCTGATGTATGTGCTCTCATTTCAGGCAATAAATATGCCCTTCTACTTCTTGCCATTGTTTACTCCTTTAATTTTTCTATTAATTCCTCTTTAGATACACCAACAGACCTTAAGCCCTGTTCTTTGGCTATCTTTTGCAATTCTTTATAGCTTAAGTCCTCTAGGTTGGCAGCTTTTACCTCGCCACTATCGACTAATTTTTGGGCCTTTCCGTTGGTTATTTCAGAGATTTCTACTATTCGTCTATGTTCAATGAGGGATGTGATAATCCGTGAGCGCTTACCGGGTTCTGGTAATTCTTTTATAAAATCTTCTTCAGTTATTTGTGAACCTCGTTCAAAAGGTTCCTCTTTCGTCGCAAACCGGACTTGTTTTAACACGCAATACATTACTTATCCCCCTTGGTTTCTTTTTTCTCTGGTATTTTATCTTCTTTGAGTGAGCGAACACTTGAATAACCTCTTGGCCCTAGATTCATGCCATATTTGGCATTTTCCAATGCTCCACCAAGTTGCTGTTCTTGAGCTAAGAGATTTTGCGCTTGATTTTGCGCTTGAATCCTTTGATTCCTAGCCTGATTTACTCTTTCCTCAAGCTCTTCTATTCTTTTAAGAGACTTAGTAAATCCCCTGGTAACTTCATCATAACCGTATTGATAACCGCTCATTAAAAGATCAGATTGTTTTGGTAGAAAAACTTTTATTCCTTGACCTCTAGCCCAGCCCAAATAAAACTCACATGATGGTCTTTGATGACCGTATTCTTGATCTTGAGCCATATTAACCCCCCAAATATAGATTTCTTTATATCCTAAAGCGACCGCTAAGGCTATCTGCCAAGAAACCGTATTTGTGAAATATTGCCTATCATATTCGCTAGGAATATCAGCACACATTCCCTCACCAAAGTTATCAAAGATTCTTAATATGTCTTCACGAGGATATTCTATTGAATTAGGAATATCCGGGTGTTTTTGCCACATAATAACTGGACAGGGTAACTCAGCTAAAGCTTTAGCATGGTTTGGATCTCTAGTCGTTGGAACGCTGCCATGTAATTGAAACCAAGCGTTTGCTCTTTTAGCCAATATCGGCATTTCCATGTAAAGTTCATTAAGAGGCCAAATATCCATGTCCATATCAAGCCGAGCTTCATTTCTTGAGTCTGGCGCAAATCCAATAATCCCTACACGCTCTGATTTTTTAATCGATTGTATCGGGTGTTGTTGTTGATTTTTTTGCTCTTCCAAAATTTCTGATGATGTTTTTAATGCTTTTTTGTTTAATTTTTGATTTTCCATAATGCTAGCCTGCCCCCGACAGGCCCAATCCCCCTTTAGATTTCTATGTTGTTGTAGATGTGCCTGCTATTGAAGCAGCGGGTGTATGACTTACTACTACCCATTTAACAGTTGAAGCCCCTAACAAACTAACGCCTTCTCCTCCGCTAGGTAAACTAAATGACTTAATGCCAGTCCCGCCAGTTGAGGTGATCGTTATTGTCGCAGTAGAAGCCACTCTAATTTTAAAACTAGACGAACTCCCTGATTGAATTAGGGCAATAATATCCTTGCGCCTGCCCGTAAAGGGTCTAGCAAGATTAAACGACCTAACACCTGGCTTAGTCGACGACAACAAGCTAACACCATAAGCGTTAATTGTTGTCGCAGTAGAAGATACCGTCTGAACTGGGACTACACTTCCAGAACTCATAGTTAGTGTCTTGCCGACAGTTATGCCGCTAGTGGCAGTTAAAAGATTGTCAGCTTTCAGTGTTCCATTGAATGATGAGTTGCCCTGTACCTTAAATGTTCCAGCCACAGTCATATCGGAACTAGCAACTAATGTATTTTCAAAAGATTGGCTGCCTTCAATATTAACATTACCTTGAAAAGTAGTATTTCCAACTACAAGCATTCCACCTTTTACATATTTATTCCTAAAATCTTTGTCATATCCCATGTCATTCTCCTTTTATTAAACGAAAGAGTGCTAAGGGATGCCTAGCACTCTCCGTATTGTTTAATTACGATACGCAGTTGCTGAAGAATACACCGCAATCAGCAGCTACTACCTTATGATCCCAAGTAGATTTTATTTCTACTCTGTCAGATGATTCTTTTTCTACTCGGATAGTCCTGATACCTTGACCATAACTATTACCTGCTAGACCTGTCCAAGCAAAAGTATAACCAGCTGATGGCATTTCTAATGCAGGTGATGGATTGACGTAAAGAAGAAGAGCGTCATTGCTTCCTAAAATATAGCCCATGCTTTCAGTCGCATCTTCAGCGGCTGTGTTTTGTACAGCGTTAGCAACATAAACATGGTCAACTTCAAGCAATGAAGCCAATAGATCAGTTGTAACGTTTCCTTTTTGGGTGTATTTGACACGATCAAGAACGTCAGCATGATTTTTTAGCGCCCTGAAAACTTTACGACCGATAACTAAACATGTAGCTAACTGTCCTGTTTTTTGTAGAATACTATCCACTTGAGCACCAACGTCATCAATCGGTGTACCGGCTACAGTATCCCATAACGCACCAGGTATAATATCGGTAGCAGTAGTAGAGCCTGTCCAAACACCTGTTGTGAAGTAGTTAGAAGCCCAATCAGCCTCACGGGTGATTAACATCCTCTGAGTTAAAAACTTAGCTGTACTTCTATCAAGATTGATAGGTTGATCAGCATTCGCACGGTCTTGGTCGTCAATGTTCTTATGTTCAGCCCATTCTTCAGCAAAGTATGAGCCTGTAGACATATTCCATCCGCCACCGACTGATTCAGTACCACGAGCGCGTCTTTTAGCACCGGCTGTATTCCAATCACCTCGATCGAATGTAAAATATTTATCGCTCTGTTTTGCAACAGGGACGATAGGAAAAACTTGCCCAGCTACAAAATTACTAGCATTTTGCACATAGGCGATAGAGACGTTTGTTAAGGGTTGATCTATGTGGATCATACTCCTTGTTGGTCTTCCTGGCATAATTGCCCTCCTTAGATTATTTGCATCACCTCCCCCAAGATGACCCCCGGATTAATTAGTAATGGCCCAACGGGGATTCGGGGGGAATCCGTTCAGCTAAAGTCTCGACTTCTAACCTAGTTAGGCCATAAAAAAAGCCGCCCTAAGGCAGCCCCTTTACAGCTTATATGTGAATATTATTAAGTTGTGATACCTAAGATATTCATTTGAAGACTACCGATAGAACCGGATGAGCCACCAGCACTTAGCCAAGGCCCTACAATTATATCTCTAGCAACCGCATCAGATGTTGATGCAATTACTCCAGCTGCACCAATTACTGCGCGACTACCTGGTATAAGAGCAGTAGAACCGCAAACTGCCTTACTAACTCCGCCATTAAAAATAGCAATAGAGCAAGCTTCACCAGCTACTGTTGGCGCATCTTGTAGAATCCCCACAATAGGTGTTACTACGTTTGTAGCGTTAGTTGTTCCGGCTGCAAAGTAGCCCTCAGAGCTTGATGCTTTAACTGCTTTGTATTGTGCAGTAGATAAAGCAGTAGAATTTGCTCTTAGCGATATGTACTTTAAGCTTTGTTCGTATCCCATTATTTATCTCCTTTCTCTTCTTTATGTTGTGCGTAAATTTCTTGACCCTCTTTTGTGTCTAATAGAGCGTCCATCGCTTGCTCTTTGCTGATATTGTCACGTTTAGCGATTTCATCAGCTTTGGCTTCTAACTTAGATTCAGCATCAGTTTCATTATCGGAACCTGAGCGGCCTAGTTCTTTAGTTAGATCGATTTGTGATTGAGCAGATTTTAAAGTTTCACGTAATTGCTTACCAAACTCTTCACCTTGCTCATCAGCTGAACGTAGCATTTTAGCGACTTTTCCAACATCACCTAATTTGTCAAGTTCTTTAGCTTCGTCATTGTATTGCTTAGATATACGCAATTCTTTTTCTGATTTAGCTAACTCTTCTGCATCTGCGGCTTTCTTTTCCAAATCTTCAAACTTTTTAAGAATTTCAGGTGAAGCGCCTTTTAAAACTTCTTCTTCCTTGTCTTCTTTTTTGCCAAGTTTTTCAACTTTAGCTTCCAACTCGTCAACTTTGTCGGCTTTCTTTTGCAAATCTTCTATATCTGCAACTTTGCCTTCAAGGTCTTCAAGGTGTTTTTGTACTTCTTCGGGTAGTCCCTTTATAACTTCTTCAGTTATAGCCATTTGGCCTCCTTTTTCTATTTCGCCTTTCGGCATATCATCTGGCATTCCCATAAGCGCTTTTATGGCACTCATAGCCGCTTTGAGCTTATCCATTGATGCGCTACTTATTTTCTTGCCAGCTTTATCAATATTTTCTTTTGGCATATTTTCACCACCTTCACCATTATTTTCTTTATCCTCATCATGTCTTTTAACTATTAACCAAGTTCTTTTATTGGCCGCAGCGTCAACCCCTGCGACTTTATCGATTTCAAGATCCACTAACTTTTTAGCCATTACTCCCGCTTTCCTTTTCCCTCCATTGAAAATCCATTACGATCGCCATTTTCAACTTTGGTAAAATAGTCCTCATTCCAAATAACACCCATTAGCCAAGTACCAGCCTTGACTACTTGTCTATCAACAACAAAATCAGCCGGTGCTATATAGCTTTCAACAACATCGCCTAAATTATTATCAAATTCGGTATTAACATGCATATCGTTAAGACCTGCACCCTTAGATATGTCCTCATAAATATCAGTAATATCAAGCGTCACTTTGTCATCAGCTTTTATAATTGCGTCAAGAATGGATAAAGCAGATTTTGTTAATTGGCTATTGCCTTGTAATTTACGGTTAAATTTCCAACAAACAAGCTCTATTTCATCAGCCGTTGTGTAATCGCCCTGTGAATCAACTACATCAGGTTCGTAAACAATGCCTAATGTGTATCGTTTTTTATCGTTCTTTTGAATGAATTTGATATCCATAAAACTCCTTAAATTAGTCCTTAAACGCAAAAAAGAGGGACGCTTATTACAAAGTAAGAGCCTAACTCTTTAACTTAGTAAGTAGCGTCCCTCTAAAAGGTCGTCTTTTAACTAAATATTTTTTATATTAACTAAAATTCAATGTTGCAAATTCACCATGATATTTTTTAGCTGCTTTATCGTAAGCCTTAGCATTTACATTCAGTAAAAGGTGTAATTTTACAAGATTTTGTTAATCCGGCTACTTTCATATATCCCCCCAAAATAAAAAAACGCCCCTGAAAAGGACGTTTAGAATAGTTATTAGATTTTAGGCAGCGTAAAACACCACTGTAAATATTATAACCTACCGCTTAATAAATGTAAACAACTTTTTTTAAGAAACTTTTACAATAGTCTTATATGAATAACTAGCACTTATAGTTTGAAATCCCCGGCTAACTTCACCATTAACATATAAGGTTATTTCTTTATCATATTGACACCTAACGCTTACATCTCCATTAACATAAGCTATTATACGGTTACATTTTATACAGCGTAATGGTTGTAAGCTTTGAGTTGAGTTCATTTTTTACCTTTCTTCTGCTGTATTGATTCAGAGCAACGGCATTTTATGTGGAGATGAGGGGTCATATCCCCACTAGAATATGGCTTATCTAATTCTGTTATTTGTCCATGCATTGCTAAACAGCGATCACACCTACGGTCGTCAGGGGTAGTAAGCCAGCGCCGTTCCCACTCCGCCGTATTTATGTAATTTTCTTTAAGCGCTTGATCTAAAATAGCCCTATTACCCTCTTTGGCAGCTATTTGAGTTTCATTAATTGCTATTGTCTCAGCACGCTCTTTTAGTTTCTTCTGGTAATACTTTGCAACCTGTTTATCAACTTGTTCTGGCGTAAACTTATTGCCGATTTCTAATCTAGCTTTAAAATTCTGTACAGCCCTAGCGTCTCTATCTGTTAAGCCGATTAAATTTCTAATCTCTTTAGCCGTCTTTTTAGGCGCTATCCCGTCCTTTTGACCTCTTAGGATAATCTCTTTAATAGCTTTTTTAGTTTCCTCACCTACATTGGTAATTAGTTGTGCAGCGTTTTGAGCTATCCATTTTTCAGCTTCTATATTTGATAGCGTTAAAGATTGCGTTATCCCTATATCAGGTAGAAATGTTTTGCCGGCAACCTTAGCAGCCTCTTTAAATACTTGTGCTAGTGCTTGATTGATTTTATTTAATGCTAAACCAAATGCAGCCCAATCTATTAAATTTTCAGCCGCTTTAAAATTTCCAGCTTTAAGCGCTTTCTCAAGCTTACCTAAGTCGATATCCTTTTGAGCCTTAGCGATTGCCTTTAAAAAGTCTTTACGTACGCTAGGAGCCATTTTATCGGCTATGCGATGATACCTTTTATAAGGTTCATCTGCTTTAGCTAGGAAGTCATTGAAGATTTTAAGTAGTTTAATCTTGTTCACTTAAATAGCCTCTTCTATCTTCTTAACTAATCCTTTGACCGCTTCAACAACTGTTTCCTCTTTTTCAGCTTCTTCAGCTTTAACCTCAAGATTATCGTCTTCATCAGGGTCTTCATCTGGCTTTAAGGGAAAACTTGCGGCTTCTCTTAGATAGTTATCAAGCTCATGGTCATTACTTAAATCAATTCCAGAACCAGATAATGCTTTAATGTATTCACCTAGCTCTTTTAAGTCAGGAGTCTCTATGTCCCCTGGCACGTATTGTGGTAAATTTTCCAAGCTTCTACCGTTTAACTCGAATAATCTCGGTACGGCATGTCTATTGATAACACTTGCTACCATCTTTAACAAAGTCCCGATAGCATTAGCAAATAAGTCAGAGTGAGAGCTAGATAATGCAAAGCTTCCAACACTATTTGAACCTAACAAAAGGAATTGAGCTAGTAAGGTCATGGCTATACGCTGATCAAATCTTTGAATAATCTGGTTAGTATCAAAATTACGCTTACCGCCCGATGTTAAAAGGCTCAACTCTAATGTTCTGTTTCCGTTCTCATCGAACTTAGAAGGGAACACAACACCCTCTTGCTCATCACGTTTAATATTTACTGCTATCTTTTTAGCGTTAGCTAATGCAGCCTTTAGCCCTGCGGGTGCATTAGCATCAGTCCATTCCTCCGGCACAAAAATAACTGGAAGTCCCGCTAGGTCACGCTCAATGCCAATTGACTCAATGGTTTCTATCCTCGATTTTCTATACCAGCTAATGTATGCTTTTTTGAGCAGTGACATACCTTCCGGGTTGCCTTTTCTTAGGGTTGTTCTAAAAAGTAGCGATTTTTCAATAGGAATATAGCGTCTTATATAATCAGGTGCAGCTGATTGATTCATTCCACGCAAGCTACCGTCTTCATCAAAATCCCAGTTTAATAGACTTTCCTGGTCTCTTACTGCAAACTTGCGCCAACCTATTTTGCCATCGTTGTATTTACTACGCTTAGATGGCTCGCTACTGGCCCCACTACGGTACTTATAAACAATCTCAAAGTAACCAAAACCATGGACAAGTACCCCGTTTATTATCTCAGCTACAGTGTCATCCCAGCTATCGCTAAGATCGTCCTTACATCCCTCTAAGAATAGTTTATTGTCCTCACCCTCCTTGTCATCAGTTGCCGCTTGCACTCGCCATTCAGCTCGTCTGATAAACATTTCAATTTCATATAAGACAGCACCGATAACTGAATCAGTCTCAGCCATTTGCTTATATGTTTTATGCCGCATTGAATAGGACAATAGGGGTCTTAATTCTTCTTCATAAATATAGCCGGAGAATTGTTTTAATCCGCTTCTACCAAGTTCAGCGAAATTATCATATCCTTCTTCTTTTTTTTCTTCCAAGGGGTACTCCTTTTTTAAATTATATTAGGGCTTACACGGGTTAGATCGTCAGTGCCGAGGTCATAATCTCTAGGCTTCTTTTTAGCAAAGTCATCTTCTCGACTATATCTTGTTCCATCAATTGCGTGATTTTCTTTATCAGGAAATCTTTCTTTAATAGTGCCGTCCTTAGTCCTTTCAAGGGCATAATTAACAAACTCCCTAGAAGCTAGAGGGCATCTGTTGGGATCAATAACTATCAGCTCTAACTCTTGCAGCGTTTTAACGCCAAACTCTACGGAACCAGGGCCTTTTTTAGCGCCTTTTATTCTCATTCCAAAATCTTTAAGCTCGGCGATACTCTTAGGCTCTGCACTATCTGCAATTGTTAATGTTTGTCTATGGTGAGGTTTTGTCTTGGCATAAAACTGTCGATTACCGATAGTTATTCCGCTTATCTCATCGAATAAATAAAGCCTTCGTCTTGTTGAATCAAAGTGATTTCTACCAAACCACAGAGGATTAGCAGCATACCCAAAGTCTAGTCCCTGGCTTATGTTGTCAAATATGGCTATCTCTTCATCATCAATATCTCTAATCTTGATATTGTTAAAGACTTCTAAACCAGTTCCAACTTCTAAACCTAAGTATTCATGTTCATATGCAGTTTCGTTAACATTTTTAAGATGTTCTGCTTCTGCTATAAATGCTTGACCTAACCATTCTTTAGGTACTTCTAGATAAGTTGATTCATGCACTCGTCTACCAGGCTTTTTAATCTTAGCTTCTTGATTAACCCAACTACGACCGCTTTTAGGTGGATTATAAGAGTAAAAAGATACTCGCTTCTCATCATTCTCACCACGAAATAATGATTGTATTATCTTTCTAAGTTCCTCTGGTCCAGCAAACTGGTCTAACTCCTCAAACCAGACATACTTAATATATCCACGCCCTAGGTTAATTGATTTAACCTTGCTAGGCTTATCTGCGCCCTTAAAGACTATCTTTTGACCTGTCGGCTTATAGATAATCTGCATAGGGGAAACTTGAAACTTAAATAAGTCAGTGATCCCCATCTTAGCGATCGTCCAAGTTAATTGTCCAAAAACAGTGTCTCTAAGATCATTCTGATAACGCCTAAAAACAACCCCATTAGCATTACTATCTTTTATTATTCCTAATAGAATTTGAATACTGACAAAGGTAGATTTTGTTGATCCCCTCCCACCTCTTAACCAATATTCTCCATAGGTATTTTCTTTTATCTCATGATGTAATTTATAAAAACCTGATGCTATAAGTCCCGCTAAATCAATATTCACAGACTTTAGCACCTTTTGATAAATTATCGCTTGCCCATAAAGGTTGAAGATTGGAAAAATTGAAACACTTTTTTTGTTGGATTTCGTCTCTTAAATCATATGATGCACATGGTTTTATATGATCAATATGCCATTCACCATAATTTTCCCAACTCATACCGCTATTAAATTGTCTTTCGATATGAGCTTTTAGCTCTTCATTGGTGCAGCCAATTATCTGATAAAAACTATCGCTTTTCCTTACTCCATTAAGAATTGAGTTTAATCTTCGCCTTAAATTACTCAACAAACGGTACTGGACATCTTCTCTCTTTTTTGCATAATAAGCTAAGCGTTGTTTATTTGTTTTCTTATACCATTGGCGTCTAACCTGATTTACATGCTCTTTGTTTTCCTTTTCCCATTTGCAACTAGCCGCTATTCTTTTTTTTCTATCTTTGTAATAACGTCTTTTATCAAGTTCTCTAGCTTTTTCAGGATTCGCTTTATACCAATCATTTGTTCTTTTTAAACATTTCTCGCGGTGTTTTATATATTGTGCTCTTTCTTGCTGTTTAGCTTTTACTAAATTGCTGTTACGCCATTCAACTCTATCTTTTCTGCAACATTCAGCGCATCGTGATTTATAACCATTTTTTTTATATTTATCTTTATGAAATTCACTTAATGGCTTTTCAACGCCACACTTACTACATTTTTTCATTTAGATTTAGTCTTGGGCTTAGATTTAGGGATATTGTCAACAATCGTTATATTAATATTTCCTAGTAATGCGCTATCGTCTTTAAACATTCCAAGGTGTTTACCAAGCAATTCAAGTGCTTTTAGCTTGTTATGAAGTTTAAATTTGGTGGTAGTGGCTTTAGGGCCTTCTGTTTCGCTAAGTTCTTCTATACAAGCAACATCTTCCATTGTTAAATCGCCTGAATCCCTAAGCGTTATCCCAAACGATCCCCAATTAGCAAATTGGCGCATATCTGAAAAAGCAATCCTATTTAGTTCAGCCAATACTTTATCTTGAGTGATGCCTGTTCTTTCAGCCCTTTTGTCAAAGGCTTCTTGTATAGCTTCTTGAATACTAAGTTTTGATAAGTTTTGACCAGCTATCACATTTGCTGTTTTCTTGCTATAACAAGCCCTAATAGCCGCTTGAGTAGCGTTAAGATCAATTAAGTATTCATCAACAAATTTCTTTTGCTTATCTGTTAACCCTGGCTTTGCCATTCTTTTTCATCTACCTCAATAGTTATCCTTAATGGCTTTTGACTAAATAGCGTTAGATTCGATATTGCTTCTCTTTCACTGCCTGGTATATCGATTTTCACGCGAGCATTGCCATCTGTGCCATCAACGCTTATTGCGCTTAATAACGGTGCGATTGATCCACTAAATTCAATTTTTTCCATACTTCCCCCTTTAGTTTTTGCTTATAAAATAGAACCAGCCCCAACATAAATGCTAGGACTGGCATTACTCCCCTTGCCATAGACTTCCCTGTCTTAATTAATTCAAGCTCATTAAGTGTTTGACCAACGCTTAAGAATTTGCCTGTATCGTAGATGTTCGAAGTGACAAGGGGATTATTTAATTAATCTAATAGCTTCAAAAGCTTCCGCTGCTTTTAATCCAGCCATTGAGCCTCTGTACATAGCAAGACTTTTAACAATTTCTATGCTACGAGGGTGCGGATAATCTCTCATCTCTTCTTTATAACAATCTAATGCTTTTAATTTATCGTCTAATGTAGCGCTTATATCAATAAACACATTGGGCTTAAATGTATCTGGATGGTTCCATTCTGTGCTTGATAAAACCTCGAATGCGTATAGTTCTTTTATTTCGCCTCGTCTAGCAACTGCTGTCTTTACTGCTTTAGCGGTTATAACGTGATCCAAATTTAGGCATTTTTCAGAGTGACTGAACAATATCGATGGATTGACAACGCTTATTGCAGTTTCTATCTTTTGAATAACGCTTAATAGTGAAACCTTATCAAATTCGTTGTCCTCAAGCTTTACTCCACCAACGCCAATTAACTCTTTAGCGCCTAATATATTTAAAACGCTTTGTTTCACCTTATCTTGTTCTGTTTGTTCCCCAAATGTTCTTGCCGGCCGGCCTGAACCTAGCCAAAAAATAAAGACCTCATGGCCTTCATCGGTTAGCTTTTTAATTGTTCCGCCCATTGATAATGTTTCATCATCAGGGATGAGAGGCTATAACTAATATTCGTTTAGCGCTCATTTATTGACCACCCCCAAGCAAAAACTCAGCGAATTTAAAATTCATTTCATTGTCGATATCGATTGATCTGTTTGGATCTGTTAAAAATGGTATTGGATTTAAGTCTAACCAATCATCAGCCTTAAGGAATGGTTTTGTTTTCGCCATTATTATTGAGCCATCATGTTTATAAGTTGGTGTTAAATCTTGTCTTTTAGATTCAAACTCCTCATCTCTTGGCCACAATTTGCATTGCTCGATAGTTAAAGCCCATTGTGGTGGATATTCGTATTCTGAAATTGACATCAAGCAATCGGCATTACTTGACCAGAGCTTACTATAAGCACTATCTATATCGCTACTTGTTCTTAAAGGACTAGTTGGCAATAATAAAACAAACTGATCTGTTCTAAAGGGTAATGGACTACTCAAAATATCTTTACAGACATCAAAAACCGTAGCAGTATCTGTTGCTAACTCCGGCCTTCTTAAATGAACTGAATAGTTGCTATGCTTTGGAAAATCTTTATCATCTGTAGATATAATTATTCCAGTAATATTTACACTTTTTTGAGCCGCTTCAATCGTCCATTGAATAAGTGGCTTTCCAGCTAAAAGTTTCATATTCTTGTTTGGCAACCGTTCTGAATTTTTTTTGCAAGGTATAATGGCAATCAATTTTTTAATATCTCCAAACTTCTATCTCCATGATTAAATAACAAATCTATCACGCTTAAATTATCATTTTTATCCTGATATTCTTGGAATATTGGCTTAACGCCTGCTTTTTCAAAGGCTTCTATGTCGCAGTAATTCTTGCCCTCGCCACCAAATATGTAGCAATCGCTTTTAAGTACTTTACACATATCTAGTACTAAATCGCTCTTTAAGCCCTTAAAGTTGTAATTAGACGCTTTATAATATGTAACATTGATATTTAGTACATGTAGCAAGTGCTTTAAAATATATTCGTTCAGTTCATCTAATAGCTGCCATTTACGACTGTAAACATCTTCAAAAAATGGCCAATACTCTTTAAAATAAGGTTTTTTACAGTAAGCTAGTTGAATTGATTTAGCATGTTTAGATCGCCAATTACTATCTACTATCTCTACATCTTTTATTAGCTGATCTCGCCCACCTTTAACCGGAACAGTTAAAAGTATTTTACCGTTAGCCCCTTTAATATAGTTTCGGTTCTCAAATGCCTTTGGGCTAAACCTAACTGCGTTAAAGTTACAAAAAGCATCAGCTTGCAAAATCTTATTTATAAGTCCACCCCACGGAAGATATGCGGTTTGATGCGCTGTTAAGATCACTTAAACATCCCTATAAAAGCCTCTTTAATTGCTGCCCCTAGCTTTCTAAAAGATTGCCTAAGATCTTCTATAGCTAGTGGTAAAGTTAAACATTTTCTATGCCAATTACCGTCATACCAAAGGCCATCGTTAAAGGTTACTAGGTCTTTATCTTTAATTGGTTTATTGCAATAAAAACAATCCATTTGTCCCCCTAAGAGCTGGCAGTAGGACTTGAACCCACAACCTGTTTATATTTAGCATATTGTTTTGCCCAATACCCTCTTGGTGGTTTTTTTATGCCATACAATTTGCACCTTTTAGAGATTGCAACACTTGTTACGCTATATTCTCTTGCTATTTGTTCACAGGATTTTTCCCAAACTAATTTAGTTAATTCATCTTTTGTAATATTAAAACGTCTTTTTCCTTGTTTGTAGCATTTAACAGAACAATACTTATTGTAATTTTTAACTGCTAAAAACGTATTTTTACAAAATAAGCATATTCTTTCTTCGGAAACATAATTACCTCTTTCTTTGTGATGCTGTAATATATGACTGCTTAAGGTTAGAACTATAATATTTTCAATCCTGTTATCTAGCTTGTTACCGTTTATGTGATGCACTACTTCTTGTCGTTTAAGCCATCTGCCCATCTTAATTGAAGCAATATGCCTATGATAAGCAACTAATCCCCCTTTGTTTGCGAGTGGGTGATAAGGATCATAAAATCTATCATACGGACACTTATTGGCTTTAATTAATTTTATTTTTTTATCATAAATTATCATTTAAACCCCCTACTTGTAATATTATAACAAATACTAGGTTTAAATTACATGAGCTGGTGAAAAGAATCGAACTTTTATTTAATGCTTACAAGGCAATTGTTTTTCCTTTAAACTACACCAGCATTTATAAAATTGCATATGATAAAGTGCTTGTGAACGGAAAACGCTTAACGCTAAGATTATTTAACTTAAAATAGCTAAATACTGATTTACTTTCCCCGCTCCAATTTCTTGATCCGAGTTCGTCAAAAATTATGCATGCCCCTTTAGGCATTCTTGGTACAAAATGCTCTAATGCGGATAATGTTGGTTTCTCTATATCAAAATCTAATACTAAAAGTGCGACCACTAACGATGGATTATACTTTATATATTTAGGGATAGTCTTACAAGCGTCCCCTCTTACTGTTTCAATCTTTTTTATATGGCCGACTGCTCTATTGCTGTCAAATAATTCTGCTGCCTCATTGATTACCGCTTCACTGTCTACATTAAAACCGCCGTCTTTACCCTCGCCTGTATTTTTATCGGAATCAGTAAATGATTTATGTCCTGAAAATGTATCAAACGCTATAACACGCCGTGGATTTACCGGCTCATATATAGCTGATAGCTGCCCCCATAAAAGAGTAGCGCCTCCAAATAGGGCGCCCCCTTCGACTACGTCCCCATGTACTGGTAAAATCTTTTGAAATAGTTCGACCCTTGCTAAATACTTGCTTAATTGTTGCCGAGAGCAAAACAAAGGCCAATTATTAGCTTTCTCAAAGCCTGACATTGGTGCTGAATTAAAAAATGCCTCCATATTGGAAGCATAATCTTGTTCTTTATCTGTTCTAGTCGCTTGACTAAATCTGTATGCCCCCAAAATTCCCCCTAGTCGTCAAACTTAGCTAACACCTTGCTTTGGCTCATTACTAAGCAATCCATATTGTCTATTTTAATTGTTTTTATCTTAGTAGAGTCTTTGAATACAACCCTGTCGCCTATTTCAATATCTTCTACCTTGCTGCCTATGGCCAAAATCTTGCCTGTTAACGGTATCTCATTGTTTACTAGTAAAATACCGCTTTTTGTTTCTTTTTCTGCTTCTTCTTTTGAAATTATTACTTTGTCACTGATTGTTCTAAATTTCAATTAATCCCCCTGTTTTTCCCTATAAACCGTGAAGCAAACGTCCCCCGGCCAATAATGCATTTTCATAGTAATAAATGGACTAAATTTAGTAACAAACTCAAGTATTGCATGAGGTTCTAATCTTAACTCTGTCTTACTATCGCCGAATGGATGAGTTGATACGCCTGTGAAAGCAATTGTCCCTTTAGATAAGCGCACCATATGAGTTATTAGCTCAAATACTTTATTAACGCCCTCTTTTGTTACCGGAAGCTTATAAAACAGCCCCTGCGATAAGATAATGTCATACTGTTTAGGCTTGCCAGTTAATGGGCCTAATGGTTGATAATCGCATAAATCAGCATGGATTAAATTAAGATCAGGATATTCTTTTTTACCTACCTCTATGCACTTATTAGATATATCTATTCCGGTATATTTTATTTTTGGATACTTTTTTATTAAATAGTTGCCTAGATTGCCAGTACCACAACCAACCTCAAGAACAGTTTTATCATTTAAATCCGCTACTTCTGACAAGACTTTATACCGAGCGTTTAATGATTCTTGACTACCTGCATCAGCCGATTTGTAGCCGGATCCATGCTTTTGAGCCAGATCGTCATAATAGCCCGCAATATCTGGCTTTTTACTAAGAATATGGACGTTAGACATCTTCTTTGATGATCTTAACTTTTTGTGGTTCGGCCTCTACCTTTACATTACCAATTTTATAGCAAATAACTGTAACATCTTTAGGCTTTAAGCCTTTTTCTTTTAACTTTTCGCTAACATCAGCTAAGAATTTGGCTTCATCTTCATTTTCGGCGACTACTTTCTTTTCTAAAATGATTTCTTCTTTTTTGCTTACCACTGTTACTTCATAAAGCGTTTTCATGTTTTCCCCCTTGGTTTTTTCTTTATTATTAAAAAGCTTTTTAAGACCTTCAGCATCTGCTAAATCAGAATTTCCTCTGTATGGGACTGGATGAACTGTTGGTAATGAACCATATCCATAGTCTAAAGCAGACCAGCTTGTTGTTTTGCATCTTTGACAAGCATCTGTTCCAGCCAAACTGCAACAACAAGCATATGACGTAGTCACTGTTGCGCTTGTAGCTTCTACACTAAACCCCGTATTTACATGGTTAAATTTCATTAAGTACCCCCTTAAGTGTGGTTACGACTTGCTTTTGTTCTTCTAGTGTTATGCTCGGATAAAAAGGCAAGCTTAATATCTCTGAAAATGCCCTTTTGCTTTCAATAAGATCATCCGGGCAACCATAATCATATACCGGTAATTCACAACAGATACCCTTGGCTTTCATTTGCTCACTTATTTTTTGAGCATTTTTTACTCTTATTGTGTATCGATAAGGACTTTTTACATCAACAAATTTACAATCTTCAGGTAACCAGAATAATAATTCATCATAGTGAGCAGCTTTACGTTGCCTTTCTTCTTGTATCTCTTTTAACCGCTCTAACTTCTTAATTGCTATAACCGCCGACACATCATTCGATAAATCGTTAGCTGGCAAGACTTTCAATTGAAATCAACTACCTTTAATAAAGCTTGTTTTGGATTTTTACGAATATCTTTTTCCCATATCCGGACTACTTTATAACCCTTATTAATCATCCAAGTATCTCTTCTTTTATCTCTAGCCTTAACTTTTGGTAACATATGCCAATAATCACCATCACACTCTATTGCTAGTTTTTTACTTGGAATGAAAATATCCACTCTTGACCATCCAATAGGATATTGTGTTATATATTCCACCTCTAAACCATCAAGCACTTTGTGTATAGCAATTTCAATTGAAGAAGGGCTAGCCGTTTTTGCTGCTTCATGCATTTTTAGCATATGACTATTCACAAATTCAGGTTCTTGAGACTTCCACCATTCTTTAACTTTTAATCCGTGCTCTGGGTTTTTCCTACCTTTTAATTTTTGTCTAATTTTTTCCTTAGATCCCTCAGACCAAACCCTGTTTTTATTGCGCTCAATAAGAATGTTTATGGTTTTTTCTGATACCTTTCTTCCCATCTGTGCATTGCTAATATTTTTCTTGTGTTCATCTGTAAGTTTTTTGCCTAACTGCGATTGCCTCATTTTTTCTATTGTTTCAATTGAGCACTTCATGCCCTTTCGAGGCGAGGGCTTGCCCCTAAGAGAAGTCCTCATTTTTTCTATGTGTTCTTTAGATAATTTTCTGCCCTTGAGTATTTTTGATATTTTATCTTTTGTTTCCTGACTATGCTTTTTACCTTTAGATGCTTTACTTAATTTAAGCCTAGTTTCTGAAGAACATTCTCTTCCTATATTAGCTTTACTTATTTTCTCTCTTGTTTTACTAGAAACCTTATGCCCCATTAATGCTCGGCTAAGCTTTTTACAAGCTTCTGGGGGTATTTTCTTCCCCTTATGGGATTCACTCATTTTTTGTCTTGTCTCTAATGAACGACTTTTACCTTTATTCGCTCTACTAATCTTATCTTTGGTCTCTTGGCCGTGTTTTTTCCCAAGAAAAGAGTGTTTCCCAGTGCAAAAGTTAGAACAATATTTGCCATTTCTTTTGATTTGCTGTTCGGTAAGTGGTTTAGAGCAATATAAACACGTGGTATACTTCATTATATCGAGCCTCCTAGTTAGGTTCGGTCATGCTCTGGGAAGTTAGCGCTTCGCCAGGGCTTTATTTATCTTATTATACCAGAACAAGCGTTTGGTTTAAACTATTTTTTGATCCCCATAATAGCGATATTTTTTAACTTTTTTTACTAGCCTTTTATCGCCTGCAACAATGCCCCCGCCTGTACTACCGATTAGTTTTGTTGGCCAAAAACTTGAGATGCAAAGTGTTCCATTCATTAAAAAAACACCATGTGCCATATCTTCAACAATAGAAACTCCAAGCTTTTGCAAGCTCTTAATATCACAATAAGCACCAAACGTATGTACCGCTATAATAGCCTTTGTTTTATCCGTTATCCTTTTTCCAACGTCTTTTGGATCAAGCGTTAGGTCGTCTTTAATGTCAGCTAATATGGGCTTTGCTCCTATACTTAATGCTGATATTTGGAGTGCGCTACATGAATATCCAGGAACTATTACTTCATCACCATCACTAACCCCAAGAGCTATCAAGGCAAGCTTTAAAGCACTCAAGCCACTTGATACCATTGCGGCATCTTCTGACTTAACAGTACAGGCCCAAAGCCTCTCAAGTTCTTTCACTTTAGGTCCGGCTATTATCTGACCGCTTTTAATTACCCTTGCTGCTGCTAAAGCCTCAAGAGTAGAAAACTCGACTTTATTGTGTTTTACGCAAGTATGATTGGTTTGCATATTCCCATTTCGTTTAATGCTGGTAAATAATATTCTAAAAAATTGTCAAACTGTTGTTTTGTATTATTTTTGGTTCCATATATTCTATGAAAATCCCAATGACAATCTATACATAATGTAATGCCATTATTAAGATCTGTTCTCAATCTTTTATTGTTTTTATAATTATAAATATGATGCGCACATATATTTTCTTTTGATCCACATATTTGGCAAGTAAAAAAGTCTCGTTTGTAAATTGCTATTCGCCATTGTTTGTATTCATCATAATTTCTTTTATCTCTTCTTTCTTCATCTGTTAAATTTGGGTTCCAGCTCGGATTATTTTTTCCTCTCTGCTTTAATCCCAGCTCTTTAAGATGTTTTGCCAGATTTATTTTATGCTCTTCAGATAACGGCTTGCCTTTTTTCGCCTTGCTCATATTACGTATTGATTCCTCTGAACGTCTTATCCCTGTTAGCGCCTTACTTATTTTTTGTTTTGTTTCTTCGGAATGTTTTTTGCCTATTTGAAGAAGACTCATCTTGAGCCTTGTTTTTTTGTTATGCTTACAACCAAGGTGATAATTATTTCCTATTTTGCTTAAACCTATTTTATGTTTAGTTTCATCAGATAATTTTCTACCTTTTTGCGCTACACTCATTTTCTTTTTACTTTTATCAGAATGCTTTCTGCCCTTACTGTTTGCAGAATTTGCACAAGTCTTAGAACAGAATAAACGATAGCTACGTCCTTTAAATGTTTTGCCACAATGCTTGCAGATAACTTCAATTTCTTTGCCCTTATTCCAGGGTATCTTGTTGGCACAAGCTAAAGAACAATATTTGTTTTTATTTTTAATCTGCTTTTTTTTGAGTGGTTTAGAGCATTGTTGGCACGTGGTATACTTCATTTGTAATTACCTCCTCTGTAGGTAGTTGCCATGCTCCCAGTAGTTTGCGCTACGTGGGAGCGATTTATTATATTATACCACTTCAAGCGCTAGGTTACTATTGTTTTTAATAAAAAAGCGCCCCCTAAGAGCGCTCTTAAAAAACATTATGTTATTGTTTGTTATTTCTTTATCTGCGTATCTTCGCTTTTTGCCATATTAGCCACTATAAATAATGCTTCTTCCTTGCTGAACCCAGCCTTCATTAGCTCAAGATATATCTCGTGAAGCGCCATTGTAGCTGCTTGGAGGTTAGTTAATATCTTGTCTAAATCGCTTATAACGACTCCATTCTAATAATCTCGTCTTTAATTCCTGCCCTGATAAACCCTAGCTTAGAAAATAACCTAAGACTTGGTTTATTATCAACTCTAACATAGGCTATAAATCTATTAATTGACCACCTTTTAAGTACTTCTCTCATAGCTTGATTAAGACAAACTACGGCTAAACCTTTTGATCTGTACTCCGGTGATAAATAAATAGATACTATAGCGTTATTGTCGTCTTTATCAAATCTTAGCATGCCAGAGTTTGATTGAATTAAAAATAATAATATGTTCTCTTGTTTAATGGCTTGGGCATACCATATCCTGTGTTCATCCCAACCGACTGACTTTTGTAATGCAGATAATTCTATAGCTTCTTCTAGGTTGCGAAACTTAAAAAACTGCTTAATATCCTGCTCGGTAGCGTAAGAAATCATTTTATTGCTTTGACTAATGCTTTAAGTTCTTCTTTATCTTTAGAAAAGTGATGATCAGGTCCGGCAAGTGTCTTATCGCTTGTATAATGGCATTCAATCCATAAAGCCCCAAGTTCTTCTGCTCTAATTGCTGATTCATTGCCAAGTGAATGATCGCTATATCCAACTGTATAACCTAATTCTTGCATATGCTTTATTTTCCATAGCTTTGGATTCTTGCAGGGATATTCACTTACGCAATGCAACCAAAGTGATGCAGGAAAATGCTTTTTTAACTCATTAAGATGAATAAAGTTTTGTATATGCCCTGTTGAAATTACAATAGGTTTGATACATAAATCTATCATCTGTTGCATCATTGCATCTTTAGTTATCATATCTGATGCAATTTTAAAATAATCGGTGTAGCTCGATACTTCTCTTACACCTTTAGCACTTGTAGTTGTAATGCCGAATATAAGATCGTGTTCTTTGGCTCTTTTGTAGCAAGCTTTTACAAAGTCTAAGCTTATTTCATGTCTTTTAAAAAACTCATAATAGTTTTCATAGACTTCTTTAAGCAAAAATCGACTATGCGCTATTGATGATAAGTTATCAAACTGTCTATACTTAATTGTTTTACTGCCCGGACTGCAGAAATCATCAGCCCTTAGGAATTGGATTTTAACAGCCTGTGCCCCTGTTTCTGCTACTTCGTCAATCATTTGTAGTGCTAGATCAAGATCATTTTGATGGTTAACGCCTAATTCTGCCGATATTATCGGAATGCTGCCATATGCTATTTTATGTCCTGCTATTTCAAGCATTTTTATATCTCTCATGGTCTTTAATGGGTGGACCGCCGACCTCGCCAACACTTTCAGGTAAAACATATTCATTTCGGTTAACGTAAATGCTTAATGCCTTACCGATCACAAGGTAATCATATACAGCCGACCAGCCATTCCCAGGCCTGCGACAAGCTAAATCTTCACGTTTAATAACTTCGCCCTTTTTCATATTGCGGTTGTATACTAAGCTTGTGAAGTATAGATTTTTGCTAGATATATCCTTAAGTGATGGATATAGTCCCTCACGCCCTAATAATGGCTTTTCATCGGCCTCGATTTTGATATTATCTCTATCGGCTTCTAGTTTGCGTATTTCTGCAACCCATTTTTTAAATTCTGTTGGGTTTAGTGCAGCATCTTGATGATGTCCTTTAGTATCAGTAAATGGAGTTAAACGCTTTTCTATTATTTCAGCGCCAAGTAAAATAGCTATTTTGTCTGGCCTTATATCTTTATCGCCACTACTAAAACCAATTGGTATATCGTATTTTTTCCTTAAATAAGATATTGATAATAAATTTAACTCTTCTTTAGTTCCATGAGATTCATATAGCAAACTAACTTTTGCGTTCTTATCATGGCTATAGATAAACTCTAGAATATTATCCACTTCACCGCTAATAACAGCTCCGATATCAATCATTATCGGCAATCCTGTTTTAATACCGGCTAAAATTAACGGGAAACTCCTAGAATCCCAACCCCCAATTTTGCAGGTACTTATACCTATTTGCTCCATAATTGGAAAATAATCTATAGTGCCTACGCTTGCAAAATATTCAATCCCTATTTTTCTGCAATGATCTGCTAGTTTAAACCAATCGTTATCATCTTTAAACCTATAACTTTCAATAACGTCATATAGGTTTTTGCCTTCAAACTTGATATCTTTTTGTGCAAGAAGTTCTTCGGGATTGCTAGCGATAAATTTAATTGCATCTGCGCTCGCTTCTTTAGCTGCCGTAGCTGCCTGCATTGCTGCTTTAACGTCGCCAAAATGTGTCGACCCTGCTTCTGCAATAATTTTTAAGCTCATAAATCCCCCCGATATTCCTTTATAGTTTCAATAACATAATCGACTTGCTCATCCGTTAATGATGCATACATTGGGATACTTAAAATCTCATTAGCCGCTTTTTCAGCATTAGGGCAAATACCATCTTTGTAACCTAGATTTTGGTAATAAGGATGCAAATAAACTAATGGTGAATAATTAATTTGCGACCCAATACCCTTGTCCTGTAAATATTTTCTTAACTTATCTCGCTCTTTAATTCGAATAACGTATAAATGGAATGCATGTAGAATGTCTTTAGCTCTAGGTATCGCTATATCAAGTTCATCATATTTTTTAGCTATTTGATTTTTTCTTTTAATAAATCCATCTAATTTATTAAGTTGAGATAATCCTAAAGCACACTGAAAATCGGTTATTTTGTAGTTAAATGAAAGCTCATACATTAAACCGTTTTTTCTACCACTATCCCTAAAGCTTCTAGCCTTATTCGCTATATAGTTATAATCAGTAAAGATAACGCCACCCTCGCCAGTGGTCATATTTTTTATAGCATTAGTGCTTGTACATGTTATATGAGCTAAAGAGCCAACTGGGCTATCCTTATACGTAGCCCCGATTGAATGAGCTGCATCTGCTATTAAAAATAAATTATGTTTGCTAGCAATCTCTTTTAATCTATCGTAATTACAAGGATGTCCGGCGTAGTCTATACATAAAATAGCTTTTGTTTTAGATGTTATTTTATCTTCTATTAGTTCTGTATCTATAAGCAATGAATCGTCTACATCAACAAATACCGGTACACCACCATTAGCTAGGATTGCATTTGAGGTTGCTATAAAAGTTAGTGGAGATGTTATTACCTCATCACCTGGTTTAATCACTGTTTTAAGTGCAATGATTAAAGCAGATGTTCCACTATTTACCGCTATAGCGTTTCCTGATCCTGTATAGTTATTAAAAGCCTGCTCATATTCTGTTATTTTAGGGCCACACGTTAGCCAATCGCTTCTAAGGGATTCTGATACTGCCATTACATCAAATATATCTATTGATTGTCTTGAATAAGGTATCAAGCTTTGCATGCACACTTACATCCTTGTTTTCCAGCCATCGCTTTTAACTCATCAACGCTAAACCATTTAGTGTTTGTATCAGATCGATATTCGCTATCATTAAAATACAAACCGTTTACTAATCGTTTTCTCTCAAACACAGGGAAAGCCGGATAAATAACACATCTATTGGCTTGTTTTATAGTTCTATGCGCTTCTTCTATTGTTATTAAGGTTTCATGTAGCTTTTCGCCTGGACGTATACCAACAATCTCTGTTTTGCATTCCGGTGCTATAGCTTGTGCTAAATCAACTATTTTGCATGACGGTATCAAGGGGATAAAAATTTCAGCCCCTTGCATGTCATTTAAAGCCTCAACTACGAACTCACAAGCTTGTTCTAATGTGATCCAGAAACGTGTCATATCGTAATGAGTAATCGGTATAACCCCTGTTTTGCGCTTTTCATTAAAGAATGGCACAACGGAGCCACGGCTATTAATGACATTTCCATATCTAACAACGGAAAATTTAGTTGCAGTACCGCTAGCATAAGCATTGCCTTGGATAAATAGCTTTTCAGCCATTAGCTTAGTAGCACCGTAAGCGTTAGCCGGATTACATGCTTTATCAGTTGATAGTGCTATTACTTTTTCTACGCCTTGATTAATAGCGGCTTCAATAAGGTTTTGACTACCGATTACATTGGTTTTTACAGCCTCATAGGGATTGTATTCGATTGCTGGCACTTGTTTGAGGGCGCAGGCATGCACTACTATGTCAACGCCTCTTAAAGCGATTTCAAGCCTATCCTTATCCCTAATATCGCCTATGAAATATCTAATCCGATCGTCTTTGAACTTTTGCTGCATTTCAAATTGCTTAAGTTCATCACGGCTATAAACAATTATTTTTTTAGGATTTAGATTGTCGAGTGCATAACGTGTAAACGCTTGACCAAATGAACCCGTAGCCCCCGTGCAAAGTATTGTTTTATTACTTAAATCCATTTTCCCCCAAATAAAAAAACACCCACTAAGTAGGTGTTAATAAAGTTTTTATTTAATTTTTGGCAGCCGTAAACCACCAAGTTCCCTGTCAGGGAATCGAACCCCGTCTAACCATTCAAGGATGAAATACAACTAAATTATACCCCTAGCAATTGCTAAGTGTCAAACAAAAAAATAACTCCTGGGGGAAGCGCCAATCTCCCCATCTTTATCGGTCGTAACCTAGAGACTTAACTCGTTCTGGAAGCGCATTTGCCAGTCTCAGGAGTTATCCCTTAATTACCGCCAATGGCTCTAGTGTTATTACGATCTCAACTAAATCACTCTGTTGATCCATAACTAAATCAATGTCTTTATAGGCCCCTGATGCTTCATCAAGGTCTTTCTTACCTCTTATGCCATGAATAATGCCTTTAGCATCTAAGCGTTTGATTTCATCTTCTAAGACAAGTTCTCTTTGGGCAGCTTTGCGCCCCATTAAACGACCAGCCCCATGTGAGCAGCTATTAAAGCTTTCTGGATTGCCCAGCCCTTTAACAATGTAGCTTTTAGTTCCTTGAGAACCGGGGATAATGCCTAGCTGTCCGGCTTTTGCAGAAGTAGCGCCTTTTCTGTGAACCATTACATTCTTATCAAAGTGTTTTTCCATAGCTGCATAATTGTGATGAATATTAATTGATTGCTTAGAAGTAGTTCCTGCTGGAAAAATAGCTTTGATTCGCTCCATCATTAATTGACGATTTTCTAATGCAAAATCAAGACAATATTTCATTTCGTCTAAATAGTTCTTTGCTTCTTCACTTTCAAGTGGTAAAAAAGCTAATTCCCAAGTATCAGGAACACTTGAAAACAGTTTTTTATTTAATTCTCTCGCTAAATTGTTGTAGTGTTTGGCAACTTGAAGCCCTAAATTACGACTACCACTATGTATCATTATCCAAATGTAACCATCATCGCCTTTTTGAATTTCGATAAAATGATTACCGCCACCAAGCGTTCCAATACTTTTTTCAGCATTGTCATATTCTCTTAAAAATACTGTTTCTGGTCTTGACTGTTCAAAAAATAATTTTGGTGTTAAAATCCCTTTTTGTGGCTCCTTGTGTTTGCTAAACCCTACTGGAATAGCCTTTCTAATCTCACTCATTATTTTCTTTAAGGTATTAGTATCTAGCTCAGTTAATGAGGTTTTAACAGCAGCCATACCGCAACCAATCCATTACTAAATCGGCAATTCTTTTATTAAATTCGGCTACAAGCTCATCTTCAATGGTGTCATGCAAAAATGCGGCGGCCACTACTTCGTCATCATAAGAGAAATTATTCACAGTATACCCGACATGTGATACATGAACAGTAAAATAATCAAGCCCCTCATCATCTTTTTGACCCCTATGTTTTTCCTCTGCAAATACGATTGCTTTTTTTAATAACTCAAAACTATCCATCTATACAGCCACCTCATCTCTTTTAATCGCACAGCTTCCATCGGCCCTTAAGTTGCCACATTTCCAACCCACTACATCTTTACAGTCCTCATATGGAGTACAACCCAATATTTCTAACTCCCTAGTTCTTAAAAATGCATTAATGAAGTTAGCTATCTTTTGGGCGTTTCTCTCTTGCTGCTTAAGCATTTCAATCGATTTATGATCATGCTTTGTAAAACTGCCCTTGCTTTTAGCTCCACCCGGTAATCCATCACTTTCAATCGACTTACCCCATCCATGTATAGCAACATGTTTTAAGTCCTCTATTGCATTAGCGTATTCTGTAAATACTGAACTCATTTAAACCTCACTTCTTTGTAGTAACATTTATCAACTGTAAAATTTACTTCTTGGTTAAACAGACTGCATAAACCAGGCTTAGTGAATTTGCACTTATCCGGTACTTCTAAAGGCTTGAACTTTGGGTCAAAACCTGTACAAAACTTTTGCTGCATAGCTTGTTTTAATTTTTCTTCTTCATGCTCTTCTACGATCCTTAGTGTGGTCCCTAGTGACATGCCATCTCCTTTAAAACATCCTTATCTTTTTTAATACACTTGCCCTTGCCGCCCTTGCTAAGTATTTTTGCTAGATAGCAATACATATCTCCGCTTTTATTAATGATCAATAAATTGCACTCACTACATAATCTTGCCTCGATTTTTTCGATCAACTTCCTCCTTTTTTAAAACATTGGAGGGCCGGTATACCCCAGACGATCCTTCTCAGTGGCGCTGGCGGCCCTCCAACTTAGTTAAACTATTCCTGCTTTATGATGTATTCTCGCGTGTTCTTGCCTGTTAGTTATCTGTAAATTCTCAATTCTGTTATCTAATCCATCGCCATTTATATGATGTACAATTTCGTTAGATTCCAAATAACGGCCTATGTGTTGCTCCATAACTAACCTGTGTTCTGCTACTTTGCCTTTATGAGCATTAGGATGGTTAGGTGCATAAACATATTTATGACTCCTATAAACCTCAACACCGCCTTTCCAGGCAGGATGCTTTTGCCCAACATTGAAACCCCGCTCTTTTTGTGTAGCCCTCCATTTTTCGGTTGCTCCTGGCTTTCTCATTGGATTGTCATAAATTGCTACCTGCTTTTGTAAGCGAGAAACCTTTTTGTACTTGCAAACTTTTGAACAAACTCTATTTGGATTAGTTTTATATTTAATCTCAAATATTTTTCCACATTCCTCACAAATAGCAGATCCATAATCAACCCTTTTACTCTTAGCCAAACATTCCTTAGAGCAATAAGCTCTCGGGCGGCCCCGGCTATCTATTGCCTCTCTACCGCATTGCTTACATATTGCTTTCATTTCAATCTCCTATCCAGATTGAAAGGGGGAAAGGGATAGGCTCTCCCCCCGACAATCAATTAAATTAGTCCTGCTCTTCTTGCTCCCACCCAGGGAGTCCATTTATTACCTGCTCTTTTAAAAACTATCCTTGCGCAAGCTATGTTTGTTTCTGGCTCAAGAAGCTCCTGTTTGCTTTTGCCAAAAAACCGCCCCCACGTCTTGAAATTCAGCTGAAGAAGGCCAAAATCCTGCGTTCTACTTACAGCGTTAGGATCACCACCGCTTTCATACTTCATGGTAATTAAGGCGTTATTAACCTCATTTGCCGGGAAGTACTTAGCTACTAGGCTTCTCCATCTCTCAACGCCATGACCGTTAGCTAGCTTTTCAGCCTTTTTCTTGGCCCTAAAAATAGCCAGTTTAGCCTCAAGCTTTTTTTCTAATTTCTCTATTTTGTTTTTGTGATCAATATTTAGTTTTCTCATCTTATTTAGTTGTTGTTCTGTTGCTTTGTTTCTCTTATTACTACGCTCTAGGTCTGCATTAGCACTTATGTTGTAAATAAAAAGTGTTGCTATTAAGAACAGAGCGATCATTGATATTACTTCGTTTCTCAAGTTAGTCTCCTTATTTCGTGTAATTGCTTACCTTAATTCGTGAGATTTGTCCTTAAGCCTCAACTCCTTTATGGTTGGTTGACATTGGCCCTTCTTGGTCTGTCATAGGCTCACACCTCACTTTCTTGTTGGAATTTAAATAGGCGATTAAAATAACGCAGTAATTAGCCAGGTCTAAAAGCGTGTCCTCTACGCTTTCATCTTTAACTTTGTAGGTTCCTGCCTTAAAAAAGTTGAATATCCGGCTTACCTTGTCGCTTATCCTTACTAAAATCCCTTGCTCGGTTGCTACGCCAAAGTTTTCGCACATTTTGAAATTCTTAAAAGGCTCGCCGGCTGCATAGTCGTGGCCTTTGGCATCCAAGATGGTTTGCATTTTGTTTAATATTTCCGTGTACTCAATCATCGTAATAACCTGTACGTCCGTATTTTTGTCGTTTCGCTTCGTATTTTTTCGCACTCATGCCGGTTATCTCTTCAAGCGCTTCTTTGTTGATATTTAATGGCTTCTCAGCTTTCCTTTTTTGATGGCCCCGGATAGCCGCTTCTCTATGTTTTTGCTGTATTTCAGGCGTTCTAGGGTGTTGGCCTCTTCCGTTCTGGTTGTATCTGTCTTTAGCGTTTAATACTTCGGCAAGTTCAGGGTGCTTATTTTTCCATTTATAAAATGTTGCTGTACTTACGCCTATCTCTGTAAATATTTCATTATTGCTTAAGCCTCTTTGGGCGAGATTTTTTATTTCTTCAAATATTTCAGGGCTGTATTTGATCCTTTTTTTATTGGCTTTAGGCTCTTCTTGGAAATTTTCAGGAAATTTTCGACCAGTTTTTGACAATGTGACTTTTGTGTCGATATTATCGGCGGGTTTGTTAATGGGGGCCTCTTCGGCTAATGGCTGTTGCTCTTTTAGCCATTTTTCAAAGCCAGATTCATTAACGCCGTTAGGGAATTGAGCCCGACCGTAAGCACACCAAGCCACCTGATAAGCATCGATTAAGATGGCTTTAATAAGCTGGTAATCAGCCTTATCAATGCCATATAATCTATCTAGTGCCTTAAGTGCTTTCATTGTTTATCTGAACCTCCAAAATTTATAAACGTTCATAGCGACAACAAAAAGGCCAAAGCCTGCATAAATCCAAAGCATTGTACTTGCTAGTTGTGCTGTCTCGGCCCAAAGCCTAGTTTCTGTCATAACAAAATCCTTTCTGTAATAAAAAAGGACTATCAACCGGATATAATTCCGATGTGATAGCCCATGTCTCCCAAGTGCTCAAATATTTAATTAGCTGTTACTTTGTTTCTATTTGGCCTTTTTCATCCGATACTCAGCCATAAAAATTTCATTTTGAAGTATTTCTCTTGCATACTCTGCCTCAAATTGTTTGTCCATTAACTTAATTAGATCTTTTTTCCTAATTTTATTTGCACGATCTCTGCGAACTATTAGCTCATCTAATTTCTTAGCCTTTTCCGAATAGTCCATTGTTTTAGAATTTATGATTTCGGCACATTTTTTGTGGATAGCAATTAATTCCGTTCCTATACTAATGAGTTCATCAACCTCCATCTTGGCACGATTAGCAGCTGTAGAAAGTCGAATGTACTCTTTTTTCATAGAATCAAGAACTATTTGCTCTGCAGTTATCAATTAATCCCTCCGTAATTTTTTAGTTACATCAATACCGATGATCCGGTTATTCTTATAGATCACAAATTCTGCTTTACCATCACTTGTTAAAAAAGAATAAAGCTCAGCCAACTCCTCTGGCTTTAATCCTTTTATAAGAGCTGTCATTACTGATTCAATTGCTGGTTTTACTGTTATCTTTGCTACATTCATTATCTGCTGCCTTTAGTTGTTCTCCGTTTAAAAAAATTTTATTTATTCTTATCTTGCTATTAATGTGTATTTCTTGAGTTATTGTTTTTATGTCCATAACTTTTTTTACTTTTATTAACCCTAATAAATACTCATTCGTTCTTTCTAATTGTGCGCATTTGTCAACCAACACTATTTTTTCATCTGGTATTGTTTGAGTACTCACTTAACCCTCCTTTAATGCTTTGATTTCTATATCTATCAAGTTACAAGCTGTGTGTCTATGGTAGTTTGGTAAGTGCCAATTTATCTTTTTCTTTAACTCTTTTACAAAATCCTCTCTAGCCTTGCGCTTCTCTTTTTCGATAAGGGCTTGGAGTTCTTTGTATCCACCAAAATAATTTCCATCATTTTTTTCAAGTATTGATGTTATATTTTGCTTTAATTCGCTCATTTAGTCACATCCTTTAAGTTAGTGCTAGCAGGGTGTCCATAAAAGCGCCTACCTAATTATGGGACGTTTTAGGGCGCAAATGCGCTCCACCAAGGCTTGTCATGTTTACACCCCACCAGCTAATCGTTTGCTATATTTTCAAGTTTATCTATAAATGATTTTTTTCCTAGCCAATCCACCAGCAGCAATAAACAGGCGTCGCAAAGACTTACCGCCCCAAGACACCCTAATTTGGGAGACGTTAGCTTAATCATTTATTTATTCCTCTCCCTTGATGACTGCTTGATAATCTTTAATTAGCGCAACACCTAACAGCTAATATTTTTAACATTTTGATATCAATATATAAAAGCGCTCCTAACATAAGCCAAGCCACAAACGGTACTGCTCCGATGATGATTTTTAGATATGGGTTCATTTATGTTCCTTTAGTAAGTGTTTGTGTTCGTAGATATTGCCGATGATTTCAAAGGTTTCAGCAGCTATTGATGCTCTGTCGGAATAAGCTGGATATTTTTCATCTTTGCCATGTGAAATCCACCCAGAATTAGGTATAAGTTTTACAAAAAAACCTGCTTCTTCTTCATCAAACTCAACTACCCACAAGTCAGATATAACTGGATTTTTAACAATATCGCCCTCAAATATTTCCAAGCCGTTGCAGTCGAGTAAGCCTGTAAATTGCATAAGGATACAATCATCAGCTAATTCAATCTCTGTATTAGGCGTGTCATAACTTTTACTTGCCTCGGTATATGCTTTGCCATCAAAAGAAATCCAATCACCATAACTATCATCAATCATTTGCTTGCGCTTTTTATCCCAAGCCCTAAACTTAATGGTTCTCATTCGCTCTCCTTTTTCTCTCCTAATTTGCTCCTAATTGCTCCTACTAGATATTTAATCCTGGCATCATCTGATGGTAATGGTAGGCATTGATATTGATGGAATATATAATTTTTAATTGGCGCACCATACAGCCTAGTTTCTCCACCTGGGAATAAACTCTGCATAAAATTACTTTCAGGGCTGAAAAGTAGGTCGGTCAGGCTGTACTCTGTATAACAATCCTTTGGTGGCATTGAAACAAGCTCACCATCTTTACTATATTTTGCTTTCTTCTTCATGTGAAATCTGACAGCTACTTTTCCCTTAGCAATCATCGGACTGTCTGTAGTGCTAATTTTAAATCCATCTTTATTAGCATATCCAAAGCAATCAAAGCCATTATCAACTGCCAAGCGCAATAGGTCGGCTAAGTTATTCATTGTTGACCTCGATTAGCTTGTTTTCGATTAAATAGATAAGTAATTTTGCTCTGGCATCTGCTTCGGTCTGTTCCATAAAACTAATATCTGGGTCAAAATTTCTCACAATATGACCCATCATACTTCTTCGTGTTGAAGTATCATCTGGCAATAATTCGCCTAGCTCGGCGACCGTGTAGGCTTGGCATACTGGTTTATAGCCAGTCATTTCTGTAAAATCACTCCAATCAACAATATGAAAAACTTTAGGTGGCAAACTTTTATTTCCATCCCATATTGGAATAGCCCAATAAAAATAACTGTCATAAATAACCCTAAGCTTTTTTATATTTTCGCCAAGTTCAAAGCTACAAACTTGTTTTTCTAGCTTCATCTGCTCCCCCAGTTCCTTAATCTCATAATGTATAATCTGTATTTTGAACCAACCAAGCAATTCCAACACAAACTGCATCTACGATATGCTGGTTGCTTTTGTTGGGTATTTCTATTCGGCTCTTTAGTGCTCGTCTTAAATCGGCTTTACTACAGTTGCCTTTGCCTGTAATAAGCTTTTTAACTGTTCCAGGGTGCATAGTAGCTTTTTCTCTTTTAAAATCCTCAACAAGTAGCTCTATGATCCCCTCAACTTTAAATTTTTCAGATTTTGTATTTGAGCCATAAACAATTAGTTCTTCAAAAACTACTAAGTCAAGATAAGGAAACGATTCTATAAGGGCTTTTAGTTCATCCCTAATTTTTGCAAAACTGCCATCAAATTTAATGCTTCCAACTTCCTTTAGTTTTCGCTCACCGCTGTTACCGAAGCCAAAATAAGCCCAACCTGTAGTTTCCCCAGGGTCTAGCGCTAAAAAATTGATTGCTGATCTCTTAGTTATCGTCATTTGTTTCCTCAAAATCTTCTTGATCTAATAATCCAAAACACCAAACCCAACTGCTATCATCTAAATAAAGTCTTGGATAATCCCAGATATTTTGCCCTTCTTCTTTCATGTAGCGAACTTTATCTAATGGCAATCCTGGCATATCTACAAAATGACATCTGCAATGGTAGTCTTGATAAATCAAAAACCCATAACGTCCATCTTCATCTCTTTTAGGAAGCCTCACCCAACCAACATTTTTAAGGTTGCAATCAGTTATGTAGTGATTGATATTGTTGATAGCGTTTTCCTCTGTTGTGCTTGATACTGGCCCACTTCCTGGGTTAATAATTATTGTTTCTATCATTTAGCTGTCCTCTCTGGCTTGGATGTTGTTAACCTCTGTTTTTTCTGCGTAAAAGTTATTAACCTTTCGAAATGTTAAATTAGATGAAATATCGCCCATAATGCCCCAACCCATCCACAAAAAAGCAGCTGTATCAAGGGTTCCCTCTATGCCATTTACAGGCGTTTTGTTAAACCCAAAATAAGCGGTTTCAGCGAACCAGAGAATAAACCCGGCTATGACCATGAGTTTGTAAAAGTTTTTCTTATCTGTTTTCATCTATGCCACTCCTGGTTGGTTGATATGGTTTTGTTTAATTTTCATTTCCTGATATTTAATGTGCTTAGTTAGACCTAGCTCCTCAAGTAACGGCATTAATCTTGATTTATCCGCATGGATCCAAGGCACATGGTGACAATCACAAAGAGGGATTCCGTTTTCAACTACATCGTCACCATTTTGACCTTTAGACCAACAATGATGAGCTTGCACTAGGTAAAATGGCGTTTGACAACCTGGAACTATGCAGCGTTTACCGAGTAAGGCAAAGACCTTTTGTGAGAATTTAGAATCCTTTGTTCTTGGGTATTTAGGGCAACTAACCATGAGCAACCTTTTGCTTTTGTCTGTAGCTTTCGCCTTTAAGTTCCGTGATAAAGCATCGGGCTTTTAGGCGGTCTATCATTCGTTTAGCGTAACCATCGACGCTTTCCATATCCCCTACTGTGAAATTAGAAGTAATGATTATTGATTTGTCGTTACGTTCTCTCTCGGCTATCAGATAATCTATTTCGCTATCAGTGAACTCGCTGCGGTACTCTTGCCCTAGGTCATCAATAACAAGTAGGGTGGCGTTAACGAAGCGCCTTTTAATTAGCTCACGCTCTTTATTGGTAACGTCTTTTAGGATTTGAATTAATCTTGGAGCGGCTACAAAGGCATGGTCTGCGACATCGTTGCAAATTGACTTTGCTAAGGCTGTTTTTCCAAGTCCGGGATCACCGAGCAATAATAATCCTGTTCCTGTACCTACTAAGTTAGATAGGTTGCTGGCGGTTTCATGTGCGGCTTTAAACACTTTTGTGGTTAGCTCATATTCATCAAACCCAAGAGCGCCAACCACTTTAAATCTATCGGCTATCTGTTGTTCCTGTGTTCTGGTTACTTCTATCCGCCGGCCGTTAAATGTTTTAGATGGGTTTTTACCATAGCGGTAATAATCCCTAAAATTATGCAAGTAGATTTTTACAAACGCTAAGGGCATATGATCGCCCCTAAACTGCTTTAGCTGGTTATAAACCTTTGGCTTTTCGCTTTCGGTAAGGTTAAGCAAAGCAACCTCTTTTTTAATCTCTTTTTCGATAGAACTTTTTTGGCCCTCTATCATTGTTTCCTCCGTCCACGCTGGCAAGTGTATTTTTTGCATTAAAGCCTCCTTTTTGGCTATTAGAAAACCAGTTGATTAAAAACTTGGCATAGTTCTTTTTTGCTTTATTGGGATTGGCAACAAGCCAACATTTAGCAGCTTTTATTTCTTGGTCGATATCAACCGCCGGGTAAGCTTCTTTCCAAAGCTTTTTATCTTCTGCGGTTATTCCGGTAAAGGTTTTTTTCTTAAAATCGAAATCAATCTTATTAGTAGTATTTTCCTCTTCCTCTTCCTCTTCCTCTTCCGAGTTCAAACGTCCTTTGAACGCCGCTTGAACGTCGTTTAAAAGCCCTTTATCTACACCTTTTAATTGCTCAAGAACGCCGTAAAATATTTTATAATAGTCCTGGTAAAGGTAGGTTTCTGGTAGTTCGCTTATTTCGGCGGCTGCTTTTTTGGCATGATTTGCGCTTGCTAATGGGTTGTGTTCAAACCACGATGGGATAAAAACTACTTTGGCTTTTGGATCATACTCAACAAAGCCTTTAATTTGGCCTAAATTCTCTTTTATTTTTTCTTCTTCCCACTCTAAGTCTTCTGACATATAGGGAATCGGTAGGCGATATAAACCAACAATATTGGTATGTGGATTAGTCCATAAATAGATCAATAAAAATTTGGAGTCGTCTGTTAATTCCCCAATTTTGGGATTTGTCCAAAACTTTTTATAGATCTTTGAGTATTCTGCCAACTACTGCCCCTATCTAGTTCGATTGCTTTTGCTTACCAAGTCAGTGCTTGGTTAAATGTTAAAAATATATAGGCTGCTCAAGTGGGACTTGAACCCACAATCTATGGCTATCTCATATTTTCAGGTAATTACTCCTTATCTTTTGAGAAACACCATTTGCCTTACCCGTCTAGGGTTTTAAAGCCCTCCGCCTGCGCTTGGCGTTGTCGTTTGGCTATTGAGCAACCTAATCTCTATAACGCCTCACTCGGCTTTTTAGCAGCGGTGGTAGGATTCGAACCTACGACCCACCCCAAAAACAAGTACTTATTTCTGGTTAGGCTCTGACCAACTGAGCTTACACCGCCATATTTAGGTGGCTGACAGGCTTTCGTGCTATAGTACTCACCTGCCAGACCGACCTAGCTTTAAACTAAGCTCCATAAAACTAAATTTGCATATAATGTTGCTAAGGTAATAACCCCTGCTATCAATTGGCCCACTCTTTTCAGAGATCGGACTAAATTAGCCTTAATAGCAGAGGACTTTTTAATTTTTAGTCCTGTTCTTTGTCTGATACCAATTTCATTAACCAGGATTAACTCCTGGCGGTTATTGATGTAAGCGGTCATAGACTAGCCACCGCCCTAGCTGATACCTCTGGCGCATAATACCTGTAAATTCCTTTTTGCTTGTCTATGCACTGAATATCCATACCTTTGCGCCTAAGCTCTGATATCCTTGCCCTGTATTCTGTAGGGCATATCTTTAATAGCTGTTCTAAATGAACTACGTGAGCCGGAGATACGTTAAATAAATTCTTGATCTGATACTGTTGTGTTGGCTTTTTCATTGATTGAACTTTCATTTTTCTGCTATCCTTTCAAAGTTAGTTACCCGCTAACAATTGGGCTTTACCCGGCCTATATGACCGGGTATCGCTCTTTTACATTTCATCAGGCCAATCGCTTGTATCTGCCTTACCTAAAGCCTTATCCACTTCCTCATCAGTGCTTAGTGCCTCGTTAAGCCTAGTTTCAACTTCCTTAGCCTTAACATCAACTTGAGGGTTAACGTCAGCCATCTTATTTAATTCACTGATTACCTTGCTGGCTTGTTGTGAGGTTAATTCTTTTGAGCTACCAACCTTGTACTCCATAGCTAAGTTCTGTTTCATCTTTTCGATGGAGATTCCTTTAGCTTGAGATATGGCATATATAGCCTTGAGTTGTGGCGCTGTAGCCATTGGAATAGTAGCCGGGTCTGGCGTTAAAGGCTTGGCCACTGACTTAGGCTTATTATTGCCTAAAGGTTTCCCCCACTCGTCAATTTCAACCCACTTAGGCGGCATACTGTAAAGGTGGCGCCCGATACCAAACTTAACCGCTGCTCTTTTAAACGAATCAGAAAATGAAGCCTTTAATGGTTCGGGTTCATTATCTCGATCAGAGTTTGGGTAACCTACATCTGATTTAGTAATCCCCAAGATAGTCAGCTGACACTCTGTAGCGCCTGTCTTTTGATCTAAGACGATATAGCTATCATGCCAATTGTTTTGACCGACAACTTCATCTAAGCGCTCCATTACGTTTCTAGCGTCTACATAGCTAGCCATTTGAGCCTTAGTGCCCTTGGGATACTTGCCACCCTCTTTTTTCTTGGTGGTGTGCATAACACGTTCTTTGATCTCATTGGTAAAAGGCTTTGCCAATTTATCCCAGAGATCGCTATTCTTTACTTGCGGCAATTCTTTAACTGCTTGTTCCAATGCACTCAATTTAAACTCCTTCGATTTTTAAAGATTGACTAATTTTTTCGGTCAAGGCTCCTTCAATAATTTTACGAACCTCGCCACCTTCTTTTAGCAACTCTCTGATATCTCGCCACATAGGGGTAACTTTTACCGCCTGAATAAACCTGTCTGCACCGATTAAAGGAACTAATTGATGTATGGAATCGTCAAACTCCCTTTTGGTGATTGTTGTGATAGTTACCTTGTAGTCCCCAATCGTTCTTTTAGAGGCCTGTAACTCGTCCATGAAGCCTAGCATTTGCGCTTCAAGGTCTTTGATTTGGTGGCCGATATCTTGGCGTTGTCTTTTTAGTTCAGCTATTTTATCGACTAACTGAACTTCGTTTAAGACTTCTCCTGTTTGTGAATCTACCAATGTTTTTGACATAACTTTTCACCTCGCTTTCTAGTGGATTTAAAATATTTGTAGTCGTCATGGCTACCTAAAGCCCAAAACGCTAATTTCGTTAGGTAATAGTCAAATAGTTTAGCTAGCTTGTTCATTTCTTAACCCTAAAATTTCATCAACAAAGGCTGGTCTTGCTCGCCTTATTGCCGGTTTTTTTGTATGCGCTAAAACTTCATCGAGATTGAAAAAATATTGTTTGCCGATTTTGTAACACGGTATGCGTTTATCTTTAGCTAATCGCCATACTCTTAATTGGTATTTATCTTCATTTGATTTAAATAGAACTTTGGCAAGTTCTTTTATAGTTAAAAGATTAGGCATTATTAACCTCTAATTTAGGCGAGGCAGGTTTTAACTTAGGAGTTTTTTGTTCCTTAAAAGCGAACTCCGAGGGCAAAAAAATGTCGGTTACACTTTTACCAAAGAATATCGCTATTTTACACATAGTTGAATAATCGGGATCAACATCATCATTGATAATCTTGTACCATTGCTTGCGACTGATACCTATTCTATCGGCCTCGTCTGTTACCGATAAGTTTCTTTGCTTTCTTATTTTGTTTAAAATCTTAATTGACTTCTTCATGTGTGTTCCCTTTCGAGTAACAATATATACCTTATTATCGACATTGTCAAGCCAAAACTTTAATAAATTTATTGCCCTTTTTACCTGGCATTATGTAGACTATATGCAAAAGATAGGCAATATTATGTTCCTTATTAGAAAATAATTTTTTTGTAACCTGGAAGTAGCGAACGCTAGATTGGACAAATAGCAACCGATGTACCTAAAATGGAGTACTCAATGCAATACAGCAATAAACTAATAGGGTTGAAGCTGAAAGAGATCAGAGAAGAACATCTTGATTGGTCAGTACAAAAAGCAGCAAAAGTTTCAGAAGAAAAATATAAACAAGGAATAATAACCAAAAAATTTACTGCCGGACAAGTAAGCGATTGGGAAAACGCCGTAAAAGGATTACCCACTTGGAGACTAGCAGAAGCACTTGAAGTTTACGGAATTTCATTAGCTCATTTTTTTGAACTAATAGAAGGACAAAGAGTAACAGTTGATATTACAGATTTACTTCCTAAATATAAACAAAGAGTTTGGGATCAAGTAAACGAATATCGGGAGTTTAGCAAGATGATAGAAAAAAACCCTAAAGAAGAAACTGAATATAAGCCAAGCGATCCACAAAAAAAACCAAAGGATCAAAGAAGGTCAGCAGCAAGTTAACCAGTGTTAAGATTAAGCGTATTGGTAAGGTAACGCATATAATAAGAGTTAAAAGGGGATATTTAAGAAAGGACTAAAAGTGTCTGAAAAAAAGAAGTGGTATCAGTCTACGTTAACAATTGTCTTGTTTGGTTTTTTACTCCCACCGATTGGGCTTGTACTAGCAGCGATTAATCCACACTATAAAAACAAAACAAAGCTTATTAGCAGTAGCATAATAGGACTATGGTTTGTTTTAATGCTGGCTTCCAGCGGTGATACTAAGCCTAGTGTAAAGCAAGCACCCCCCGAACAGAAACAGGTCGTTAAAAAAGTTGATGATACTGATGAGGACATCAAAAAGGCTACCGAATACTACGACGAAGCAGTGTCTTTACAGGCCCAAGCAAAATATGATCAAGCCCTCGAAGCCATACAAGAAGCAGTTGATATGGAAATTACAGATGTAAATTTAAGAAGTAAAATATCTGATAAAAAAGTGGAGATTGAAAAGCTAAAAAAACTAAGAGAAGAAGAGGTCAATAAATTAGCAAAAGAAGCCGAGGCAAAAGAGGCAGCGCAACAACAAGCTGCTGAAAAGGCTGCCGCTGAAAAGGCTGCGAATACATTTACCGACGGGACATATCTTGTGAATACTGATATCAAGCCTGGAACCTATCGTGGTACGTTGACAGGTGATACAGGCTATTGGGCTAGATTGCGTGATACGAGCGGCGGCTTGAATAGCATTATCGCAAATGGACTTCCCAGCGGGCCTTTTGTTTTGACAATAAGTAGTAGTGATAATGCTATAGAGATAAGAAATGTAACACTAGTCAAAATGTAGGCTGGCAATGCAAATAAGAAAAGGGGGAAAATGAAAAGATTAATTAGCTTGTTGAGCATCATTGTTTTGTTAGGATTGCCAGGTTCAGCGTTTGCAAGTCATTTAGTCGTGCTTTCAAGCCCCATAAACGGAGCTAAAATTATTGAGGATCGCCCATCTTTCTATTTCGATTATGAGTGTGGTGTCGCCAACGATTATGCGGTGATTGAAGTGGCTACAAGGCCCGATGTCGGTTCTGATGGTAAGTTTTATAGTGAGAACGTAGTTATTTGGGACTTAGTTAATTATCCACAAAAATGGTATAAAAGCAGCTCTACAAAACTAAAAAGCGGAACCTATTATTGGCATATTTCGCATTCAGGGAGTTGCGGCGATAGCGTTGATTATCATACCGTTTTTAGCTCGATGTGGTCATTTAAAAAACTGACAAAAACAAGAGTATCTAAATCTAGTCACAAAAAATGCAAAGATAAAAAATATCATGCCAAGCACTGCAAAACGATAAAAAAACATCAAAAGAAATGTACTAAAGTTATTTACAAATAAATGGCTATAGCAGATAAGAACGGCTTTAAGTATATAGTTCAATCCCTACCGGACAGAAAACAAAAATGGATCCCACTCGGCAAGATGTCTAAGACAAAGGCCCGGGAATTAGAGCATGAATATAAAATAAGAAATAGAAAAGCCGGATTTAAAGATATTCACGATGTAACCTTTAGTCAACTAGCGTCAATTTACTTAAGATATCAAAAACCACGATTACAACTATCCACCTTTAAAGGCTATGAGTATATGCTTAGAGTCCACGTACTCCCTTACTTTGAGGACTATAAGTTAGGCGATATAACGCCATTTGTTTTGGATCAGTACATTGCAGATAAAAAAACAGAAACAAAGTTAAGCAATAAATCTATCGGCTATCAATTAAAACTAATCAAGGCCATGTTTAAAAAGGCTATTATATGGGATTTGGTAGACAGTAACCCGGTTGAAAAGATTGAACTTCCAAAGGTATCTAAATATAAGGCTAAATACTTAGAACCAGAGGAGCTGACACGACTTTTAAGCCAGTTTGATGGTAATTTGAAGCATAAGGCTTTTGTTACCACGATAGCGCTTACAGGATTGCGTAGAAGCGAGGCATTGGGTCTTTATTGGGATGATATAGACTTTGACAACAATACTTTAATGATTAAGAGAGCTTATGTTTTAAAGCAATTCGGGCCAACTAAAAACAAAGAGGAGCGCATGGCTTTATTAACACCGGTCTTAGCGGTGATACTCAAAGAGTGGAAGCTTGCTTGCCCTCCAACTAAGTTGGTTTTTCCAGGCAAAGATATTAATAAGCCCTTTAGAGCTGATACATTTTATAGAGTTCATTTTTTGCCGGCTATAACAAA